GCTCTTCCGATCTGTTTGGGACGGCCTTGACCTGAAACACTTTGCGTCCCCCCGTGGTGACATGTGCCAGTTTTATATTCGATGCCAATCACTTTCGCTGTGTCTGATTTGCTTCAACGAGTTACGAGGATCCGTTCGACGCTAACTGCTTCAACCGTTCAACTTCATTCAGTGCACGACGCAACTGACAGGCACCGCAGTCACACCACGGGAAGGGATCAGACATGGTGGAGCTCCTTCGCCGTCTTGGCTTGATGGCAGGACTGGCACTTGAGCACGATGCGGTGCGGGTCACAGACTCGCGCTGGATCTGAACGTTCCCAGTCCTCAAGGGCTGGTTCGTGGTCCAGGTGCAGGCTAGAACCATCCGCGCTGGTGAAGGTGTCGAGCCCGGCATCCCGACACGCACTGTCGCGATTGGCTGGGCCTGTAGGAAGGGCCGCACCACAGACCGGAAGGATGCCAGCATTGACCAACATGGCGAAGAACTGCCGGCGGAACGGTTGCCAGTAGCGCCAGGTATAGCCACGCCGATGCGCCGTGCCGCGGCGTTGTTCAGAGTGGCGACTGCAGGCTGGGCAACGTCCTGATTGGACAAGCACGCCACAGCCACCAGCGCACGGCCTCAAAGGCGCGGTGGGCATTTCCAGCCTCGCTCATTCAGCGCCTTCATAATGTTCTGCTGTAATTCCTTCTCGTAGCGTTGGCCACGACACGCAATCATCCCAAGTTCACGAACATCAGCCATCTTGAGTCTAGTGGCCAAAATACAAGCGGAACACCGATCGCGTTCGTCAAAATACAAGATGGAGCCGCACTGACAACGTCCTGAATCACTCATTACTGCTCCGCAGGCTCAATCGCCCGATTCAACACATGCCCATTGGCATCCAAGACCGTGAGGCGTAACCCATCGGCAAACACGATGGCCTTGACGCCTTCGAATGGAGTGCCCTTCACGCCGTCTTCCCAGGAAGACATCAACCTCCGAGACGTTTCATCGCTGAGCGCATAATCACACTCAAGGACGACCAGCGCCGGTTTCTCAGGTGGGCCGTCGTAACTGCTGGCTTTGACCTCCACACCTGAAGCCGCCGCAACGCCGATCACGCTTTGCAACAGTTCGCGTCTATTCATCGTTGCTCCACCAGTAAGCGAATCGACCGCTCCTTGATCTGGGGTGGACTCTCGCTGGTCGTAATCGAGTTGGTCAATTGAAAGAGATCGCCAAGCGCGGCATCGCCAGCCCCCACAATCCGCACCTGAGTCGTCCGATCGCCGGTCAGAATGGAGTCGCTATCCAACGTCACAGGGCTCGGGGAAGCCGCTTGGCGAATGGCGACGAGTCGGAAGCTGCTGCTCGAGATGGTCACGCCAACGGCCAGATGCTTCGTGCCCCAATCCCAATCCAAGACGGTGGCATCGCTGGGATCGATCGTGATGAGAGCGCCGTCTTTGACCGTCGTGCTCATTGGGGTTCGACCTCTTCTGCAGACTGCGGACGCACGGTGCCATCATCCGGCCGCACTTGAATCGTGCCGACATCGGGCCGCACCATCACCGTGACGTCAGCCTGGGCGGGATTCGCCGGCGGCAGCACCGCCACGCCGGGCGGCCCTTGCGCGAAATACCCACCACCGAAGACGAGACTACCGAACACGCTTGGACCCCATTACCGATGCAATAATGGCTAATCCGATAAGTGCCACGCCTGCGGCGATTACGACTATCTGCAAAATAATCAAGTCGATGTCACCGAACATCTTTATCTGCCCATGCCGATGCAATCACCATGATGGCGACGCATAAACTCAGGACAATCGCCACGACGAGAAATGCGATAGCGTCAATCACGCCTACACCCCAAACATCAGCGTTTCTTCAGGTTGGCAATCAAATCCTGCACGGCTTCTTTGTAGTTCCCGATCGCAAACTGCTGATATTCCTGATTGCGCACCTGCAGATCAGGCCGCATCGCATAACCCCACGTCGCCTCGAAATCACACGCAAATCCGCCAGCGAGATACTGCGCATCCGTGTGGGGGGCGTTCTGGCCGCGCCATTCTTTCGAGAGGTAGTAAAACCAGAACTCGCTGACGGGCGGCCATTGGTGCGTCGGATCGCCGTAGGCCCGACAACTCGCCCAATGCGGCACGATGATCTGACACGTCCCACCAGGGACGAGAATGCGATAAAGCTCGTTACAGAACGCCGCACGCTGCAGAGCCGTCAAATGTTCCACGAAGTGCGACGCGTGCGCTTCTGCAACAGACTCGTTGGCCCACGGCCACGGCGTCTGTGTCAGGTCGACCACGAAATCGACGCCCACGAAAGCCGTGGCATCAACCCCTTTAAAGCCTTCTCGCTTATGCGGGCCACACCCGAAATCGAGCTTGAGTGGTGCCGCTGGCGTCTCGAGCGCCTTGACTTTCTTCGCCGTCGATGCACGTCCCATAGAGCCTTTACGTGATAAACGCCGCGGTAATGGCCGCGACGATCGTGTTGCGAATGTCTTGCATATTGGTCTTTTGCTGACTGGACAAGGCCGCCCAGCCATCGAACGTTTCGAGCGTGGTGACGGTCTGGATGTTGCCGACCAGATCCCGATAGAGCAAATTAAACGAGACGTTCAATCCGACAATCGTGATGCCATCGGCGTCGAGCAGTGGTTGAATTTGCGCGACTTTGCCGCCAATGGCGGTTAAATCTTTCGCCATCATTCCCTCGCTAATTGGTGAGGCACTATGGCTCTACCACATGACATCGTTTTGAGCATCAAAGTGCCCGACTTTGACCGCGCAATCAATCGCACAGCGATACCCGTACTTCCGTGCATCCGTCCAGAAGTACAAATCTTGCGTGGCGAATCCATCGGCGCCGGCCAATGTCTTGAACCACGGCTTACGAAGCCGGGCATCTTTGAACATTGCGAGCCGAAACAAATTGAAGCCCATCCCCGTACCGCAACACTCGACCAACTGCCCATCCACGGGCACGCGCGGCCGGAAGTTCAGTACGGCATCCGTGGGATCGCCCCAAATCTGCGCGACGCCATCTGGCCCTTTCGTGAAATACAAGCCACCCACACACGAGAGTTCTGGATGGGCGTCCAACTGGGCGATCAACTTCACTACGCCGTCACTCGGTGGGGCGTTGTCGTGCTCCACTGTCAACAGGTATTCCCACTGCGAGAGATCCGGATGCGCGAGAATTTGTTCGATCGCGGTGGTGTAGGCGTCGCCGACTTCCAGTCCTTGCGCCAGAATCCGCACCACGCCGTTATTGGGAGGAAACCCCAGATTCCACAACGAAAGCGCCACTTTCGCCGGGATGGAATCGCCAGCGGGTATCACAACGATCACTCGTTGTTTCTTCCAGCTCGCGCCTTTAATCAACCGCGCCCGTGTTTGATCGGGTTGGGCGTTATGCGCACCACCGAAGTCCTGAATCACTAATTGTGGTTGCGCCATCTCAGGCCTGCCGAATCAGTTGGAACGGAAGTTGAGGATTCGAGACCACTTGGCTCACCTGGCTGATCGCGATCGAACTGGTTGACCAAATCGAAGAATTCGTCGTCCACACGCCTTGCGCGAGTTGCATCTGATGATCGGAGGCCGACGTCACCGCACCCAAGAGGCCCATCGACAAGGCAATCTGCGAGATGCCATGAATCGAGACTGGCATGGCGGCGGTCCCAGCAAAACTAATATTGCCGCTGTTACTCGTCGAACTCGTGGACGCGCCAATCCCAAACCAATAATTGCCGGCACTGAAGGATCGCGCCCACGGAATATCCAGAAACCGTGGCCCCGTGAACAGCGTATTGCTGTTACTACTCACGACGATCGAGGCCGACGATACCGCGTAACTGCTGGTGTAATTATTGTTCGTCGCGCCGGTCGCGGGGTAGGTCTTGGCGACCGTGACCGTATAGCGTGAGGACTGCGCACCGGCGCCACAGACGGTTTGCCCCGTGAGCCCGGCCGAACTCGACGTCACATATTGCAGCGACCGGCTGCTTGCCCCAGTGCCCTGGCTGTAGAGCACGACGCCGATCGTTGTGTAGCGTTCAACGGAAAACGTGGAATTGACCACCGGCGTGCCAGCCGTCCCCACCGCGGAATCATTAAACGACGCGAGCAGACGCAGATAACTCGCGCTCATGTCGTTTCTGATAATGAACGGCTGCACAAAGATGGAAGATCCACTGGTCTGCGTGATCGCGCTCGCTCCGGTCACCATGCCGGCGTAATTGTCGATATTCAGGTAGTACGACTGCGGCGATCCGCCACCCGCCGCACCAGACAGGACCAGCGTGTGACTGCCGTTGTTGGACGTGATCTGGCTCACCGTGATGTTATTGCCGCCCTGGAACCAATAGGTGCCCAAGACGCTACCGGTGGTGCCAGCGGTATTGCCAGATGTTGAAATGCCGATCGCCCCAACACCCGCATGGGCATGATCTTCAGCCGCCCACCGCGTGACGGTGCCGACCGAGTTCGCCGAAGCCACTGAGTACGCCGTCGTCGCCGTGCCGACCGTGCTGTAGGTGTTTACGGAGATGACGACCTGAGAATTGTTCGTGCCCGACAACGTCACGCCGTTGCCGCCACTCCAACCGATCGTGGACCCCGACGCGCTGGTATTCCCCGCCGTATTCGCCCCGAGCAGATTGATCCAGTTGTTCTCCGCCGCCGCCCCAGGTGCCGCGACCGAGACCGAAATGCCATCCGAAGCGATCGTGCCGGACGCATTCGTGCCCGCAAAGGCTGCCGTGGCTGCCACGAAGTCGGAGCCTCGGTTGGAGGCCATCGCAGTGGTCAGCCACGCCGGATGCTGCATCCAGACCGTATTCGGCCCACCGACCGCCGTGCTTTGCGACAGGGTAATCGACTGCGACCCCGCGAGTACCCAATCAATGCCCGTTGAGACACCTGTATTTCCGGCCGTTTGCCCGGTATTGCTCACACCAAAGGCTTTGATCGCGCTTTGGTTCGTCTGATTTGCAGCCGAAATCGTAACCGTCGACCCGTTGCCGGACAGCGTGATGTTGTTGCCACCATTGAAAAACAGGCTGGCATTGTTCGTCGCATGAAACGTCGTCGTGCCGGCGGTATTGCCACCAAGGGTGAGCGCCAGGAATTGGGTCGATTGCGTGGTGAGATAGTCCGTCTTGACCGTCGCCGTGATGGAAATGCTGCCGTTGTTCGACGTGGACGCCCCAAAGGACACGCCATTCGAGTCCACGAACGCCACCCGCGACACCGACGAGAGCGTGGAGGCCCCCGCCTGCATCGTCAGACTGGAGTTCGTAACGGGCGCGACCGACAATCTGATGTACTGCGTCGCCCCGTTGGCCGATGATCCGATCGTGACGTTTGCCTGGTTGCTGAAAGACACCGTCCCAGACGTATAGGTCGTGTCTGACACCACGATCCCGGAGATGGCTGTCTGGGCCCCCCCTGCATTCGCCCCGGAAATCGTGACTGACTGGCCGTTCTGCGAGAGCGTAATGTTGTTGCCGCCCGCAAAAATCATCGTGCCTGACGACACAAGCGCGAGCACCCCAGCGGTGTTACCAGACAGACTCGCCGCGATGAGGTTCTGGGTCTGAACCGTTTGATTCGCTGCGGAGATCGTGACCGTGGAACCGTTCCCGCTCAACGTGACGTTGTTCCCGCCGTTGAAGAACAAGCTGGCGTTGTTGGTGGCGTGGAACGTCGTGGTCCCAGCCGTATTCCCACCCAGTGTCAAGGCGAGAAATTGCGTCGACTGTGAGGTAATCGCGTTGTGTGACCCGACGATCGTGTGCGAACCAGCCGCGCCAGTGGACAGCGACAGCGTCACGCCATTCAGATTCGTGAAGGCCAGACGCGCGAGCGTGCCTGACGTCGCCGCATCCGACACGGTCATCGAAGACTGAGTCGCCGTCGTGATCCATGCAGGATGCTGCATCCAGACCGTATTCGGCCCACCACCCGCCGTGCTCTGCGAGAGCGTGATCGACCCAGAGCCCGCCAACACCCAATCAATGCCACTCGAAATCCCGGTGTTGCCGGCCGTCTGTCCGGTATTACTGACGCCGAAGCCCTTGATCGCGCTTTGATTCGTTTGCGACGCGTGGCCACTGAGCACGACGTATTGCGTCGCGCCGTTCACACTCGAGCTGATCGTGATGTTCCCGGCGTTGGAAAAACTGATCGTGCCGGAGGTATACGTGGTGTTCGAGACCACCACGCCACTGATCGCAGTTTGCGCGCCACCCGCGTTCGCGCCACTGATCGTGATCGATTGCCCGTTCTGGCTCAGGGTGATGTTATTCCCACCGGCGAAAATGGCCGTCCCTGAGGACACCAAGGCCAGGACGCCGGCCGTATTGCCGGAGAGACTGGCCGCAATCAGATTCTGCGTCTGGACGGTTTGCGCCACTGGCGCAGCCACGGAGATGTCAATCCGCTGGCCCGTGTTGGAACTGACTGTCACGCCACCGCCGACGCCGGTGAATTGCACCGTCCCAGAGGAATACGTGGTATTCGAGCCAGCAATCCCTGAAATGCCCGTCTGGGCCGATTGCGCGGCTGCGCTCAGAGACAGCGTCAAGCCAGCGCTATTACTCGCGGTCGTCCCTGACAGGTTTGTGAGGTTCAGTGTCGGATTGCCGTGGGAATGATTCGAGAGCGCCGCCGTCGTGAGGTAGGCCGGCAAATTCACGGACACGCCGGACGTATTGACCGTGATCGACCCGCCCGTGATCGCGCCATTCGTGCCGGCGAAATTCGTATTGGCCGTGATGGCCGCTTCGACGTCCGTGACGACTTTGGCGGTGATCGTGACGGCAATCAGATCCCCGACGACGATCGCGCGCGCGGAGGTGCCTTCCTGGGTCCGAACAATGGTGAGGACATTCCCGACTTTGCCGGTCACGCGGACGATCTCAGCGTTCGTGGGAATAGGCTGCGTGCCCGTCGCCCACACCGTGACGTTGTAGCCTTGCGCACCTGGTGCCGGAAAGAGCGCGCCGCCTGCATCCGCCGTGAGCGTTAGCGACGTCCCAGACAACGCTGGCGAGGGCGCGACAGCGACAGTGGTAATCGCGAGGTTGGCGTGCGGATCGTAGGCCACGCTAGTTGCTCACCAACAGAAACGGGCCGCTAAACGTGACCACGAGTTTAGGCGCCTTCGCCGTCCCGCTGGCGTTCTCCACCATGTTGACTTGGTAATAGGCGGTCAGCCCCGTGCCCCAGACGCCGCCGAACGTCCCCGACCGGTCCCAGTCGAGCCGCGCCCCATACTTCGTCACGCCGGTCTTGGCAATCGCTGACAGGCCGCTCGCGTTCAGCGTGAAATCTGTATACGCCGTGTTGTTTGAGGTAAACGAACCAAAGGCCACAGAGCCAAAGGTGGTGGTGCCGAGCGTGCTGAAGTCCGCATCGATCAATTCCAAATTGGTGGCGGGATTCGAGGACACAATCGTGAGATCGGTTTGTCCTAACCCCGCATCTTTCCCAATCCCCCAGAGTGAACACGTCGCCGCGCTGACCGTGGACCCCGCCCCAATCGTGGACGTATCGAAGAGGAAAAATAACCGCCGCAATTGATCGTACTGGTCGGTCGTCGCACTCGCCTTCAGATAGCAAAAGACGTCCGTGCTGGAATGATCCGTGCCCCCAGTCCCAGCCCCCGCGACAATCGTCGGAAAGGTTTCATTCACGCCGATCCGCCCGACATAGCCATCCACCGTCGTGGTTTCTGGCGTCGGGTCTGGGTAGGCCGTGAGCGTATCGAATCCCAGATTCAACGCCGGGATAAATGGGTTGGCCACGCGCTGGTCAAACCAATGGGCCAGCTTCCAGATCGGCAGATACTCCGCGTAGAGGCGTCTGGCAAACCGAGGACTGGTGCGGAACTCGGCCATTCGTGTCTGGCCATCTTGCACGACGTAGGCGTGCGGCAGGATCCGCACGACGCGGCCAGGTAAGTCCAGGCCGAGCGCAGCCCGTAGTTCACGGCCCAACCCCGGTACCTGACACGCGGCCATGAGGCTACGTTGATGCCGGTTAAACCACGCGCGGTCGAAGATCATGCGATCGAGCCCGCGAGATCCTGCCCGAGCGCCTGCCACTCCGCGAACGTCTTCGACGGCGAGGGATTCACGCCCCACGCAAAGATCGCCGCCGCTGGATTGGACACGTCATAGTGATTGCCGATCCAGTTATTCTGCTTCGCGTTGGTGAGGTACGACGGATCACAGGTCGTCAGCGATTCATCAATGACCAGGGCCGTAATCGCCCCGGAATAGTCCCCCACCAGCGTGTTGTTTTGGATGGTGTTGTTTTTCAGGTCGTAGTCGAGTGCCCCGAAGTCCTGCCGGCCACAATCGACCCGCAACTGAATGGCGTAGGCGCCGCCCGCCGGCGTGATGATGGAATTGCCCTCGACGAGCACGTGATGCGCGGTCCCCACCTGCACGCCGCCCCACCCTGAGCGCCGAATGGTGTTGTTGCGGACCTTCACATACCGGCTGATCTCGATAAACACCGAGAAGATTGGAATGTCTTCGTAGACGTTATTTTCGATGACCGAATAGTGGGCATCGTCCGCGCCGGTGTCGTCACAGCCATCCAGCCAGGTGCCGTTATACGTCTGGGCATACACCCAGTTGTCGTGGAACCAAATCCGCGTGCAATCCCCGAATTTCGTCTCAGCCCCATTCCGGGCAATCTCGTTATGGAGGACTTCGATATTGTCCGCGAAGCCAATGTTGTAGGCGCCGGACGTCCCGCTGGGCGCGGCGTTATCCGTGAGTCGGTTGTACCGGATGATCGCGTTGCTGCCGGTCTGCACCGCAAAGCGGTTGTGGTGGATGTAACAGTGGTCGATGATCCAGCCGGTGTTATTCGGCGTGCATTGATTGCCGCAGGCGTGAATCCCCTGTTGCGGCATGTTGCGGATCTCGAGGTTGCTGATCGTGACGTCGTTGATGCCTTCGTTATGCGCCCGAAAGGCCGCCGCGGTGGTGTCGAGGGACGTCCAGCCCGTCCCGTCCAGAATCGCGCCGTATTCGCCGATCAGCACGGTCCCGTTCTTTGGGACTTTCGCGCTTAGGATCGGATGAATCCCAGCCTGGAGGCGAAACCGCGTCCCACTGGGAGCGGCATCAATCGCAGACTGGATGTTGGCACCAGCCGCGATCAGGATTTCCGTCCCATCAAATGGCGGCACAAGGATCGTACCATAGGACGTGTCGACCGGAGGCGTAGGCGTTGGCAGGGGTGGGGGTGGGGGTGGCTCTGGTGTGGGCTTCGGTTTCCGGCGTCCACGGCTCATAATTTGCTCGAGGGTCACGAGGTGATAATGCTTCCGACTCACACGGATCCGCTTCGCATTGTGCGGAGAATCCTGTGCGGGAACGCAATATGTTGTGAATTGTTAGGCGGATTTTGAGGTGCGCGAGAGGATGGCTCGGGGGATTTCTTCGGTCGAGTAGATGGTCCCACACCGGACGCACTCGCGAGCTCGCCAGTACGTCTTACCGTCACCCAAGCCAATCAACGGCCGAGGATCCACCACGCGCGAATCGAGACAGGTGCATTGCGGACAGGCGGTGCGTGGGGCATAACTCTTTGTGGCGCGCTTCTGGCGATCAGGGCCGCGGTATCGGCGAGCGTGATCAAGCACCAGCGTTCCTCACGGCTGCTCCTGAGCGGCGAGCCGCAGCGCCGCGATCTGCTGCTGGGCCTCGGCTAATTGCTTTTGTAGCGTCTCAAACGATTCAGTAAACCTGACACGCTCTTGAAGCCCACGCACGCACTCCACGTCGTCAGACAGGCCGTTGCGAACCGAGCCCGTTGTTTTGGTGAACGATCGCACGTCGGCGAGTTGCTGCTGGAGGGATCGGACCTCGGCCACCAGAAAGTTCACATCGTCAGCGGCTCGTTGTGGCTTCGACCAATAACCAACTTTCAAGTGGGTGGCGATCTCATCGAGTCGGGGCATGGGGGATCCTCAAACTACAAAATACAGAGAATTAGTCTCGCGTCGTACCTTCCAACCCTAATAGACCGACAGGATCTCCAGCGTCCAGCGTTCGTGGTTCATCCGTCTCAGGCGAGAAATCAAAAGCTTCCTGTTGTAGTCGTTGAGCGGCAATCTCGCAATACCGCTCTTCTCGCTCAATACCAACCGCCACACGCCCCAGCCTCTTGGCAGCCACAAGCGTGGTGCCGCTGCCCATGAACGGGTCGAGCACTGTTCGAACGCTCTCAGGGGCTTGCAGGAGCGCCCAGCGCATCACCGCCTCAGGCTTCTGCGTCGGATGCTGACGGAGTTCGCGCGGTATTCCAGGCTCTTGCAACATGCCTTGCCAGCGATAGACGATTCGGCGAATAGCCTTATCCAGATTCGTCCACGCGAGTTCGCAGTCAGCGAAATCATTGGCGCCGTTTTCCTTGTCCCACACCAACCAGCACCGAGAGGCGGGAAGGTCATAATAATTCCCGCCGAATACGATCTGCCATCGGCAGAATCGTCGGGCCATCGCAATCGCCTCATGCGCCGGCCTGTCGTCCCATGACGACACGCCATAATCCCTAGACACAGCGAGAGCGCTTCGTGATTTGTTATTCGATCTGGCCTCTCTAATGCCGTAGGGCGGATCGGTGAGCAGCAAGTCGAATGACTGAGAACGAAACCCTTCCCACATATCCAGCACCGCGAGCGCCCCGCCGTGGTAAATCGTCACTCCGCTCTGTTCGTAATAAGGCGTCACGTATCTCCGTTCGGTCGATGCGGTAAGAAGAAATCGCTAACCATCCATCGTGTCCACGCGCGCTAACGCTTCTCTGTACTGTTTGGCTGCTCCTGAGCGGCGCGCGGCGGCGCCGGGAGCCTAATCGACGCGTGGACAGCCTCAAAGAACCGATCGCGAACATTGGGATACCGCAACTTCGCGAACCGCTGTAACACGTCCTCGCGCATCGGCAGCGGCATCAACTCAAACGCGTGATTCGCCAGCCTGAACTCTTCGTCGCTCGTCATTTCGATTCCTTGTCTTGTGGCCACCCCTGGGCCGGGGGAGCCGCCGCCAACCGTTCGAGTGATGCACACCGATCCCGCAAGAGCCTGATTTCCTTGGCTTGTAATGCGATGATTGCCGACTCGTTCAGCGTCATAGTTCCGTCGGGATGTTCGACAATTGCCGCCTTCGCCTTGTGTGCCTTTGCGAGTTCGCGTGCTCGCGCCAATAAATCACCGCCATCTAGGTCGTGCTCCTGGGCCTGCGCGGGTGCCGGTTTATACGCACGAATGATCTTTCCGATTCCGTTACAGTGGGGACAGTCCACCTCGCTCAAATCGATCTCAGGTTCCTGCTCCTGGGCCTGCGCGGGTGGAGAGGCCGCCAACCGATTCGCAAGCAGCCATTGGATCGCTACTTCCGCTGAGTCGAGTCCTTGCGAACCCCAATCCTCCCGGTTTCGATACTCGCCATCGTGCAGGTATTTCACGATTTGCTGGAGCTGTTCCTGTCCCTGTGGTGGGGCCGGGGGCACGCACTGCATTTTCGCGATCCATTGGCTCAGATCGTTCAGCAGCGCCTTGTCACGTTCGGTCGTCGTGGACCGCGCGAACCGCTGATCGATCCATCGCATCAGTTCAGCCGTCATCACAAGACTCTCCTGTTGTGGTGGGGCCGTGGGGAGCGCCAGAGCGCCTAATTCGTTGATGTTTCGATTCGCTTCTGCTTCTTGATCGAAGTCGCCAGCGATATGCCTATCGGTTGCGTAGGCTTGTAGTTGGATGCGAACTCGCTCGATCAGCGTCCCGAGGAGCCCAACATCTTTTGCTTCAGTCATTTGAGCCTTCGAACCATGAGAATCCTTATACGCGAATGGACTGCCTGAGAGTCACGCCACGTCCCGTGCTACCGCGTCGGCGGCCTGTTCTTCTTCCCGCGCCTTGAAGAACGCCGGATCGATGTCCGATGGCTTCGGGTTGTCGCGCAAGTAATAATCCGCTGTCTGGATGATCCAGTCAGGCACGCGGCCCTCATGCAGCATCCGGATGTCGGCCTCACTGACGTTGGTAATCGTGAAACTCGAAACCACCTTGGCACTCAGGTTGGTTAAGCGAATCACGTCAGGGTCGGGTTGTTTCTTTTTGCGGCTCATAGCGCCCGCCTAGATTGATTACGGATAGAATCTATCCTACACTGTAAGCCTTGATACTGACGCTGCAATTGCGGCTTCTGCCGACAGTTATTCAATCGTCGCAACTGCGGGCCACGATGCGCGCCTTCAACGCTGCGGCCACTTATGCGGCTAGGGCAGGCTTTCAGGCTGGCGTACGCAGTCAGCCGAGCATTCACAAACTCGTCTACTACGAATTGCGGAAACGATTCGGTTTGTCGAGCCAGATGGCTGTGCGCGCCATCGGAAAGGCCGTCGAATGCTTCGCGCGAGACAAGACCGTCTGTCCGAAATTTCGACCTGACGGCGCAATCACGCTTGACGAGCGGTTGATGTCCTTCAAAGGCATGGACACCGTAAGCCTGTTGACCCTGGATGGCCGACAGCTCGTTCCGTTGATGTTCGGCGAGTATCAACGGGCGCGATTCGACCGCCTGAAAGGACAATGCGATCTCGTCCTCAGAGACGGGAAGTTCTATCTGTACGCGAGTATCGTGGTTCCTGACGGTGCCCCTATCACTCCGTCCGATTTTCTCGGCATTGACTTGGGTATCGTCAACTTGGCAACCGACAGCGACGGTACGACGCACAGCGGAACAACAGTCGAACGTGTGCGGCGACGCCACCATAGGAACCGGCGAAGCCTCCAACGCAAAGGAACGCGAGGCGCCAAGAAACGACTGAGGAATCTGGCCGGCCGAGAGGCCCGCTTTCGACGCCACCAGAACCACTGCATCAGTAAGCAGATCGTCACTACCGCTAAAGACACGAAGCGAGGTATTGCGTTGGAAGACCTGACGCACATCCGATCGCGGACAACGGTTAGGCGGAAGCACCGCGCCAAGCACTCCGGCTGGGCGTTCTATCAACTGCGCGCGTTTATCGAGTACAAAGCTACACTCTCCGGCGTTCCAGTCGCGTTGGTCGATCCCCGCAACACGAGCCGCACCTGTAGCGCGTGCGGTCATTGCGAGAAAGCCAATCGACGAGATCAAGCCTTTTTCCGGTGTGTGCATTGTGGCTACTCGACGAACGCTGATTTCAACGCTGCCTTGAATCTCTCAAGGCTTGGGCGGCTCGTAAGCCCGCCTCAGACCTGCCAGCTCGCTACAGCGAGCTAGGCGGAAAGCTATCGGCCTTGGCCGTAGAGCCGTTTACCTCACCCCTTCGGACTTTCACGGGGCTACCCCTTCGGGCGGCCGGGGGCCTACCCAACCTAACAATCATTGACCTGTAATTGCGAGGCGCCAGTTCGTGTGACCTGCTCAGCGAAATCTGACTCGTAATGCTCGCCGAGTGGTCGAGATCCAACACCGCTCACGATCTGCGCGCCGCAGCCGTCACATTGCCAGAGGTCACCAACCCAAAGCTTGTAAGGTTGCCAATGGTGAGGCTCTTGAGTGCCTGGCAATGGGCGCCCTTGTGTGGGCATCCCCTCGATAAAGTAGTAGCCGTTCCGCTCTGGCCTGAAAAACCGCTGGCAAGGCACACACACTGGTTTCATGTTTTCACCCCGATCGCCGTCAAGGCTTGCGCCACATCCCTAGACTTCTCGGATCTGAATGCCATACTGAATCGCCATATGCTTCGCCTTCCAGCGATACAACGCGGTTCTGACGCCTTTGGAATCTTCCACCACATAGGCGCCGCTAGGGAGTTCTTCATAATCGAAATCGGACATGTAGACACCGACTTGCACGCCGGCGAGCACAGACAACTCGCCATCCTTCTGAACCACCAGCGGCCAGCGCGTCTGAAGACGCAGATTGCGAATCTTGCCGGCCTTCTCCATCAGCTTTAATTCGTGGTAGCGAGCCGCCTCACGCTTGCTGTCGAAGACGATCCCGTCCACGGTGACCTTTACAGCCTTGTATTTTGACTGAACTGCTTTTGTCATTTGAAGTTTCGTGACAGCCTTCGTCCACTCTTCTCTGTGATTAGCCATCAGTTCGCGTCCAGCTTTCTCGCTTGACCGACTCTCATAGAATCGCCGACGCCAGAAACAACGCACTGATGATGTTGAGTCCGACGAGTAGCCAAAATCCCACGTCGGTTTTCACGAATTGCCACCAACTACGCTTCGCCATCTACCTCCCCACCTGGGAGCCACACATCAGAATCTTCATACTGCGGCCTCGCCGAATCTCAAGCCACGCTGCGCCGTGCGAACCTTCGCGAGTTCGTGATAGGCCGGATTAAGATCCACGCCGACCCCGCGCCGTCCGAGTCGTTCTGCCACGGCCAGCACCGTTCCTGAACCACTGAACGGATCGAGCACGAGCCCGCCCATTGGACACCCAGCCAGGATGCAGGGCTCGACTAACTTCTCTGGCATGGTGGCGAAGTGCGCGCCGGCGTAGGGCATCGTGGGAATCGTCCAGACGGTACGCTTGTTGCGTCCACCTTCTCGTAGTGGCAGGCCCGCATCGGATTTCTTTACATGTTCACCGCTGTTCATGTTCGACGCGGACCCGGGCCGGTAACTGCTGCGTTTTTTATTGATGCTATCGATGATGCGACGCTTGGTGTCGCTGGGGTTCTGGACGCCAGCCGCCGCGTAATCCTTCAGGCCGAGTCCGTCGTATCCGTCTTCGACTTCACGCAACGTACTCTCGGCGTACGGCTCGAAGATCGAGGCTTGGTCGTAGTAGTACTTCTCGCTTTTGGTCAGCAGGAACAGATACTCATGCGCCTTCGTCGGCCGGCCTGCCGACAGATGGAATGTGTAGCCATGATGCCCAATACACTTATCGCAGCCTGGGCATCCGACTAGCAGAGAAGAATCATCTTGTCCCGCTTCGCGCAGTTGCACGACTGACACGCTGGAACGATGTTCTCTGGCGAGTTCCTGCCGCCCTTGCTGAGCGGGATGACATGATCGAGTGTTAGTTTTATCTTGCGCTTTCGGCAGTAATAGCACCGATACTTGTGCTGCTCGAGAATCGTCAGCCAATCCTGAGCCGTCAGTATTCCCTCGGCATTCTTCCGCCGAGATCGATAATTCGCCGCCCGCTTTCGACCGACCGCCTGCCCCTTCGGTGTCTGGCGATATTTCTTGTTGTTCTGTTGGCCTTGTTGTGACGCTGAGAACACCCGTCGCTTTTCGCGCACATCGGCACGTTCCTCGCGCAGACGCGCGGTAGCTTTCCCCTTCGCACTCTGCTGATAGCGGCGCTTTGCGATGAGATATTTGGCCCTCCGACAGCGGGGGCACGTCGCCGGCCCAGTCGTCCCCGGCACACTCGCAGAGGTACCGCAAACCAGACAATCTCTCATATTCATCTACCGTAACTAGATGCCTAGAATAATGCGTTCCTTGAACGCTCTCCGGCATCGGATTGGGTTTACTCCAGATGATGTCGGAGCGGAGGTACCAGCCGTCCGCTTGCAGCGCCAGCGCGACGCGCCACGGGATGCCGAGTAGATTCTTCGCTCTCACGCCAAGATCCACGATTCGATCGGGACGTTCAGCATCACAGCCACGTCCATACGTCTTGCTTCCACCGAGGGTGGACGCATCTAAACCATTCCTATTCCCAACGGTGCCGAAACCATCCCCGAGATTCAGCCATGCCGTACCCTCGTCCTTAAGTACGCGTCGAATTTCCCTGAATACCGAGCAAATCGAGGCGATATAGGCTTCCGGTGTGCCTTCGAGGCCGATTTGGGTACGCACCCCGTAATCCCGCAAGCCGAAATACGGCGGTGACGTCACGCAGCAATCGACGCACCCATCCCGTAACGGTAGGGATCGGGCATCCGCTTGGATCAGCATGAGGCGCCACCCCTCGCCCGCGTCTTCGGCGGACGGACCTTCCCCGCCTGCTGGAAATCACCGACCAATACGTGTAAAGCCATGATTCGTGGTTATGAGTCGCGGTCGTTTCCGTCTGGGTTCATTCGCTTCTTTGATGGCATCGACGTAACTGCCCCACTTCACACCACACCAGCCGCAGTACGAATCGGTAAATTCTTCCTGGTTGATGTAGTACGGGGCGTCGATGCGGCTGCCTTCCTTGCCACAGGTCCGGCAGTGATCGCTCATAACTTGGCCCGGCCTGACTTCCGGCCAGCGTCAGTCACGTCCACGGCCGGCGCCACAAACCCAGGCAAATCCTGCGGATCAAGGAGCTCTTCGACGAGGTTTACTTGCTCAAGCTCCACCCCAAATCGCTGCGCTAAGACGCGCTGAAAGCCTGGCGCGCGAAACTTCTGGCCCTTCGCACAGGAACAGATCCCGTAATCGACATACCCTTCTCGCGGCGCCTCTTGGTAGCCGATACGAATCACGCCTTTATCGGCACACAGCACGCACCTCATGCGCTTTTGACCCGTGCTTCAAACTGGGCTAGACGATCCGACAACCAGTTAAATTTCGTGCTGAGAATCTGAATACTGCGATCGGAATTGATGACGTAATCGTCCTCGCATTTATCGGAGAGCATGATCTGTGAGAGTTTCTGAAGTCGTTGATACGACGCCGTTTTAAGGAGTCGCTTCACGATGGAACCGTCCCTCTCGAAGACGACAAGGTAGTCCGCTCCGTGACGTCTAAGTTTGTATTCCTCGGGGAACCATTTCAGAAATGACGCCACCTCTGGGTTCGCCGGCTCTTTCGGCGAAGATAGTTCTTTCTTGTTCTTTAATGGAGATCGGAGATCGGAGATCGGAGAGTTGACGTTCGGTTGCCCATCTGGTTGAGGCCCGGTTGAACCGTGGTTGGCTTCTGGTTGCCTCTCGGTTGCCTTCCGGTTGGCTGCACTAGCTTTCCCCTTGTCGCTTTGGCGGCGACGATACGCTTCCTGTTTCTCCCGTTCGATCTCGAGCCGCTTGTGGATAAACGCGTCCCCTTTTGGCGTGAAACAGACCCGTACTGACGGCCAGAGTTTCTTGAATAAAGCCAGAGGTAGGCCGACCATGCGCGCCAGCCGTATTTCGTCGTCAGGAATTGACTGCTCCTGCCAACAGATACAGAGCAGCGTGATATACGCCCCGCGCTCAGCCAAACTCATCCCTTGGACGTTGCCATCCATCAGGAAGTCCTTAGGATAAAATTGGAAAGCAGGCGATTTCTCTGGAGCCACTAGCGCAGCTCCTTCCGCTGTTGACCGTTAATTAGGCGGCAGACCGTCGCAGGGCTAACACCGAAGGCGCGAGCCACTGAAGCCTGTGACTGCCCACGGAATACCCACGCGCGAATACGATCAGCCTTCTCCTGGTCGAGCGCTTTATACCAGTGCCGATCACCGCTCGGAAGATTGTGGCGACCCTTCTGATTGCGTTCTCTGATGTTTTCCGCGTGTGTGCCAAGTCTCAGATGTTTCGGATTGACGCACGACGGGTTATCACAAGAATGCAGCACATGGCCATCTAGGAATACGTCCCACGCTTTTAAAGCGTAGGCGTAACGATGCGCTCGTCGGTTCGCAACGCCGTCCCAGAAATAACCGTAGCCTTCTGCGTCTTTTGCGCCGTGCCAGATCCAGCACTGATCGTCAGGGCCAGCCTGGACCTTCACCCAGAAACGCTGTTGCGTCTTCCGTGAGAACTGGAAGGCTGGCGACTTCTCAGCGGCCATCTACTTCGCCCTTTTGATCTGAAACCGTTCCCGCTTGGTAATGCGTCCTCCGCCCCAGTCATAAGATTCGTAGTCGACGACTTCCAACTTATCCCGCACGCTCGCTAGCACACTGCACACCGAACTCAGCGGCCAGTGGAGAAACAACGCCAATTGATTCCGCGTCAGCGGTTGGCCGTTGTCGATCATCTGCAACAGAGCCGATTGCTTCTCGGTCCAGAGCTTCAGCGTTTGCGCCTGCGCCCCAGTCCATGAACTGTGCGATCCCGACTGATGCGGAATCCGAATGGGTGACTCGGAGACGGGCCGCACGGCCGGCGCGAAGAGGTCGAGCGTTGGCTGCGTCACCATTTTTTGTCCCATGCGTCCCAATTCCAGCGTGGCGATGAATCACCAGTAATCCGAAAGGCGCGTCGATCGAACTCGCGCCACCACGCCTCAGAAAGCGTCTTACGCAGGCCCAGCGCTATGAGCAGCCGATGCCAAAGGCTCATCGCTCAGTCTCCATAAACTTCACGGGATAGTCACAATTGATGTAGCGCTTACCGTTGACGGTGAACCAGACGGTTCCAACGATCAGGAGTTGATTGCGTTCCACACGATCGTGGGTTTTTGCGCTCAGCGTGATCCCGTTCCTGGTGTCGTAGCGCACGTCGGTGTTCTCGCGCGGGGCGACGTGATGGGCATGGGCCGCGTCAGGATGCAGCACCATCCGAGTGCCCTTGACACGTCGGCCGGTATATCGGTCTTTCCAGCCGTCCCGATCTTTAACCTGCTTGGCCCACTCGACGAGTTTCCGCACATCCAGCGCGGTCGCCTTCTTTTTCGCGTCGGCTTTGTCCATCCGTGTCGGTAGTTCAGACTTCGACACCGCACGCCGCCGTGTTTGCATCTCGGCCAGCGTCGGAAGGTTGAAGGCCACTTATGCGCCACCTGCGTATTCACGTCGTGCCGCTTCCGCGCGTTTAAGGTCGCATGACTCACAGACGAAATCAGGATTAGTGAAGCCGCCAAGCAGATGCCACTCACGGCAGATCACATCAGGAACGCCGTCGTAGTTCTCTTCCCAACTGCCGCAGCATTCAGTTTTGGCGCCGCAGTCCGCACACGGATGATGATGGACAGCCACGCGCGGCATCAGATGGCCTCACACCAGAAGAGGAAGCCATCACCATTAATCGCTGCGGACTTCCGAATCACCAACTCCGGGTAGTGCTGCCGCATCGCCTCTGCGGCCAGTTCGTATTGCTGCGCGCGGTTCTCGGATTCCACCGGAGAACAGAAGGGCAGGCCAGAGACTTCCACGGCCAACCCGCCCACGCTCTGATAGAGCTGAACCGTGATCGTGTCCGTCGCGGTGCTCAAAACGGCAGATCCTTTCCGTCGCCGGATTCTTTGGCCGCTTGCGCGTCGAGCTCTGTATCTGTGATCGGCGGTGGCAATTTATGAATGCCGGTGCAGTAGAAGTTCCCACTACCTGATTTCTTGAGATCCAACTGCACCGGAATCCGCAATTGGCAGCACTCTTCAGCCAGCGTTTTTAATTGCGCCTTGTAAATCAGATGGCACTCGCCCGATTGCAGGACTAATTCCCCCACACTCCCAGCGCGCGAGGATCGCACTTCGGCGATCAGTTCAAAGCCTGGCGGGATGGAGGCTGGAGAGGGAGCGGCATCCCCAGCCGTTTCGGCCCCGCTCGGCCTACGCTCAGAATCTCCCCCGCTCTGAGTCGGCGGGACTTGAACGCCTGCGACCGTCGGAGCGGCAGTAACGGGCGTCGGAGGGGGCAACGGCGTCACAATCAGCGGCGCCAGTTGATGATTTAACGAATCGACCTCGGTTTCATCCAACATCCCAAGGCCACAAATGGAGAGCGTGACGCGCCGCTTGGCTTTCGTCTCGCACTTCATCATCGCGTTTGCGCGGTTTTCTCCGCGAAGGTTGGAAATCGGCACCGCGCCAATCGATTCATCCTGCCGATTGGTAGGCAGGGTCGCGCGAGCCGTGACCACATAACAATCCTCGGTCACTTCCCGCGCGACGATTTGGACGCTGACGTTGTGGATCTTGCGGAGTTGATCGGTGGCGTCCCGCTTGGCATACAGCGTCTCTTTCCCGTTCAGGACGATGTATTCAAATGGCTTCGTCAGTGGATTCAGGCCCACCGATTCGCAGACGCGGTTGTAATACGAGACCTTCTGGGCTGGTGTGAGTTGCCGCAGATCGCCGTGAATGAGGACACGCTCGACAATCGCGGCGTCCATCGGCGTCGGTCCGGCTTGCAACGCTTGGGTCATTTCACAATCCTCGGAAATTGAGCACGAGCCTGTGCGACAAAGGCATCAAACAACGGAGTCGGCGCGGGCGAGACCATCGAGATCGGTGCGTTGGCTCTGAGAATGTCGCCGGCCTGAGTCACGTAGAGATGCCGCGTCGTGTGGTCGAGGTCATCCCAGTCGATACAGGAGAGGTCATAGGCGCGGACGCGAGCCTTCCAGATGGCACGGCCCAATTTGCAGGCGGCAGCCGCGAAGCCGATGTCGCTCATCGCTTATACCCGCGCCAAATCGCCGCCGCCTTCAACCGCTCTTCCCGCTCGTGACTCACTAACCAGTTGTGATCAATCCGTGTCGGTTTTTTCGTGATCCGAAACGCGCCGACACTCAGCAGCTTGGCTAAGCACAGCGCCCCCAACAGCAGGCCGAGAAATAAGCAGATCGTCTCAAGGGCGTTCACTTGGTTAGCCCCGCATCGATCTGCGCCAGGTGCAGCGCATTCACGGCTTGCAGTTGCAAACTCCAGAGGCAATTGAGCAGTTCATGCACGACGGCGTCGCGCTGTGTCCGCCCTTCGGCCGTCACCGGATCCAACGCACGGTAGTAGGCGATCCGACTCTCGAGGAGTTCAACAGGCGTGGTCATCGGAGGCTCCTTCGCACGGGTGTGGACGGTCAGCGCCAGTACTTGCCAGAGCAGGGCATCGACTTGATTCATCGGCCGGACTTCAGCAACTGCAGTAAGTCCAATAATTCGGCTTCGGTTCGCACGACGTACGTATGGCCGTTGATGTGAATGCTCATGCGATCATCTCCACCACTTGATCGAGTTCATCGAGGAGTCGGCGCATCTCACGAATGTCCTGCCTGGCGCGGGCTTGCGGAGTACTGAGCGGCCCGAAGGCATCGAGCAGCATCCGGCCGAGCTCTGCCCCGAAGGCTGGGCCGAGCGCCTCGAGCCGCTCAATCGTCAAGTGCCCGTTTTGCAGTTGCCGATACATCTGCGCGCGGTCAATGCCCATCTCTTCGGCCGCCGCCTTGAGCGGCCCGACGCGTTCCAGGGCCAGGGCAATCACACGGCGCAACTCGGTGTGACTGGGTGTGACTGCTTTTGCCATGCGTGGTCGCACGCCGTCTAAATTGGCGACTTCCTGTGACGGCTGAGCCTTCGACAGACTGTTAGCCATGCAGAGCCTGCAATCGTGGCAAGCCGAAGTGGAAAGACGCGCGGCGGAAGTCGAAGCGCAGAAAGTGCGGTTGAGACTGGCCGTGCTGGTGTTGAGCGATACGCTGAAGAACGCGCCGCCACGCGCAGCCGATCGAGGTAGACTTGAGGTCCGCTAACGAGATTCGGGCAGAAGCACGCGCCGATTCACATTCAGGAAATCGGCAATCTTCCCATTCAACACAACATCCATTATCAGACCCAGTGTCTATTGTCTGGCGTTTTCCGATAGTGAACGACGATTCACAGGTCGGTTCCCGCATCGTGAACGACTCAGCCGATCCGAGACGGCATTTGCCCAAACCTAGGCGCATCGTTAGCTCGCTTTCCGGATCAGGCTTTCCAGGGGGACGTTGCAACGCTCAGAAATGCGGAGCGCTAGCGCGAGGTCGGGCTGCCGTTGCCGCCACTTGATCATCGACATATACGCGGTGCTGATGCCGAGCTCGCTGGCGACTTGTTGCTGCGTTTCGTCCGTCTTGTCGAAGTAGCTGACCAAGTTCGGATACACGCGCTGTGGCATGGAGGGAATTATTCACAATCTGGTAATTACTGTCAAGCGGTTTCGGCCGCCGTTGCGTAAATATTTTTCCCTCTCTGGTAAGCCTAACGCCTGCAACCAGTTAGCGTTTACAGCGTGTGAAGAATGCGCGATACTCGCTGCCGAAATGCCTCGCGCCACCGTCACGCAGCGCTTACGGCGGAAGCTGCGCCAATTGATTGAGGCGGAAGGGCACGGCGCCGCGAAACGCCTGTCAGACTTCAGTTTTCAGCGTCCTGGTGGGACCAAACTTCGGACACAGGATCTGAGCTATTTCAAGCACGGCACCGCAGGCCGCGAGAACCCGATCACCATCGATCATTTAGACGATATTGCGGATTACTTTCGGGTCTCGATTGGGGAATTGTTCGAGGTCAAAGCCAAGGATCTGAGTGCCGACGAACAACGCCTCGTGCTCGCCTTCCGCGCATTGCACGAATTCACACGAGAACATTTTCTGGCTCTGGTCGAAGCTGCGTCAGTAAGTGCCACAGCCGCACGGTTTCGACACAGTGCCCCAATAAGAGGCTTGAAAGGCAAGCGCGACCTTAGGCAGACTCTAGACACTCAGATATATGACCGTGGTCAGGTTCCCGCGTCAGAAGCGGCAAAGGAACTCGAAAGGCTCAGAGCCTTCCTCACCGAAGTCACCGTTGACATCGCCGCAGCAGCAGCGGGTACGTTCCCTGATCGACCGCTATCAAATTCTGGTACTGATGCACCCAAAGGTCGCTGAATATGCGCTTGACTGGCTCGAGCGCTTCCTCGATCACTACACCGTGTGACTGGAGAGCCGATGCGCCTCATGCTGGTCTGCCTGCTCGCCGCCGGAGTCGTCGCCTGTGGCAAAGACTCACCCGTCACGCCGAGCACGCCGCCAGCGCCCACACCGAAGACGTATACCGTCGCCGGATTCGTCCATGCGGCGCCAGACGGCGCGCCGCTCGGGAATGTCTATCTGCGCTTCTTCGATACGGCCACAGGCGCCGTGAAAGGCGCGACCAACACCACGGCCAATGGGCACTATGCGATCGCCATCAAGGAAGGCTCGACCGACATTTGGGCAGAGTTCACCGGGTGGATCACGAGTCGCACGACGCGCGTCATTACGGCCGACACCAATGTCGACTTCAACCTGTCACTGGCGCCCCCGGTCGTGGAATATCGGATCACCGGCACGGCGCGCCGCTGCAGCGCCACCTATGCCAACGCCACTGGGGGCACCAACCAAAGTGTCGTCAGTATTCCGTTCTCGTACACCTGGGCCAGAGCGAACACCGGCGATTTTCTGTATCTCTCCTGCCAAATTGATTCCAGTGGCGACACGGGATCGATTACGGTGGGCATCTATAAGGACGGGGCGCTATATCGGTCAGGCTTCGCTTCTGGATTCCCCAACATCGCCACCGCGAGCGGGTCGTATTGATTCCAACGCGAGAATCCCTCAGCCGCCAGTCCGTCACTCAGACAGGGGAATCTGAGTTGCCACGCGCCGACGTCTGAAGGATTCCCGCGCTAGCTGGCCACAGAGTCGATAAACGGGCGCTCCTCGGGATCAATCCGCAAGGAATGCAGGAACCGCACATCCATCCAACTCAGGGCATAGCGCACTTTCGGGATGTCTACGCTCGCACGCGTCGTCCAGCGCGTCGTCTGCAGGCATCGCGGGCACGACGGCGGAATCGTGCCGGAACTACGATAGGCTTCGCCGCAGAGAACGCACCAAAGCGTAACCATGTCATGCCGCAGACGAAGCCACGGGCCATGCGTGCGAACACACCAAGCACACATATTCCAGATTCACACGTTCAATAATCGGCGACTGCTGGGGCGAGTTAGCAGATCCACATTTAGGGCATTTCGGTACGGCGACATTGCCCGCGTCTTTCCAATTGCTCCGGCGGATCACGTCTGTCACGGCGTCACCAACGGATGCGGATAGGTGAACGGCGTATACCCAGGCTTCGGCGTCTTGCCGTTCATCACGTAGTCCACTTCACCGTTTGGATGGGGCGACGCTTTCACGTAGGCCGCGGGCGTGGCCCAGACCGACAGCACGTCCGTGCACGCACCGCCGGACGCACACGTCAACTCGAGGCCGTTATTCCAGAAGTAGAACGGCGCAGAGACTTGCTTGTCTCCAGCAATGCTGGCAGCTAATGACTTTCCTGGCGACCGACCAATTTGGCCGAAGCACGGCCAGCCAGGGGCTACCGGATCACCTTTATTCCCATCCCACGCCTGATTACCGTCGCAGGCGTTAAACGGTAAGGAGGCCTCGCCGCTGCCGCCTGCTCGCCGATCATCAAGCACGACATAGGGCGGCAGCGTCTGATAGCTGCGCACCGTATTGTTGAACATCACGCCCGTGCCAGATTCCAACCGGACGGCATAGTCGTTGTAGTCGGCGTTGCCGATGAACGTGTTGTTGTAAATCTCGTGGATGAAGCCACCAACCTCGCATCCGCGCGTCCAATGCGAATAGACGAAGCCGCCATTGACCGTGTTGTAGCGAAACACCATCCGGCCGCCGCCCGCCGAGTCGTCATACACGATCATCGGCGCGCCCTGCGAGGTGAACGTGTTGTCCTCGACGTAGATCGCGTTCGCCGTACCGAGGTCGAGTGGTTGCGAGCTAGCGAAGTTACCCTCAGCGTTGGTCGGTGGTGAGACGCAGGCGTCTGACGCGTTGAAAGCCGCGACACCCACAGCGACACCGTTGCTCCACAGGAAGTCATTGTGGTCAATGACGCCATAGGTCACGCCACGGACCGTGACGCCGCGCCGCTCGCCCGTCGGGAAATTGAACTTGATGTGATCGACGCGCCAGCCGGAGTTCACGCCGGGGTTGCCTTCCGTCGTAATGGCGATCGCCGCGTTCGTGATGTTGCCAGCTAACGTCATGCCCGACAGACGGAAGTGCGCTTTCCCTGTCGCGTTGGCCCCGATGTACCAACTGAACTGCCCCGTCGTGGTAATCACCGTCTTGTCGATGCCCGCCCCTTTCACGATGATGTTCTTGTCACTCCACCCGACGTGGAGCGGCCAAACACAGCTCCCAGCAGCAATCTGCACCGTCGTCCCATCCGTCGCGGCATCGATCGCGGATTGAACGTCATCGTGTTGACAGGTCGGCACCAGAATCACCGGACCTGGCGGAATCGGTCCAGGCTCTGGCGGCACCGGCGGATCAATCACCGGTGGCGGTGCTGTCGGTGTCACCGTAATCGTTGACTTAGCTGTGGAGGATCCCCGCCGCACGGTAATCACCGCCGTGCCGGCTGAGACGCCGTTGACCCAGCCATTCGACGTCACACTAACAATCAGCGGCGCCGACGAAGACCACTTCGAGGATCCGTTGCCGCCGGTCGCATTCAGTTGGACGTGTTGCCCGATCGCCAGGGTGGCGACATACGGCGCCACCGTCAGGGGTGTCGCCGAGAACAGCGCGAGGCCCGTCAGACTCAGGGCGGCGACGACCAATAGCAGACGGTGTAGCTTCATAGGGGTTCTCTCTTCTGATGTTCAGGCTTCGCGTCGAGCAGATCACGCAACTGCTTGAGCACGTCCACATACGCCGCTTTCATCCGCTCGAACAGGACTTTGTAACTCTCGCCGCTCTCCGGTTCGATGGCCGGATCGAGTGAGGCCATCACCGGATCTGCGGCACCGGTGGCCCGACGACGCCAAATGCGGACATCAGGTACAGGATGAGCACGACAACCGCCACCACGTAGATGACGGTTTTGAAGGGCGCCGGCATGGGGACGTAGGTGGTCACTAGCCAGACCAGAAATCCCAGTGCCGCGATCGTGAGAATCAACATCAGCATTGCTTGTCTCCTTACACGCCCAAGAGCGGGTAGCGCTCTTTGAGCTTCCCAACGATCACGATGAGACTCTTGACGAGATCAAAGCCAGCGGTGATCGCTGCCGCCGACGCTGCGCCAGCGACCAACGTCTGGACGTCGGTGAACGGGATGAACTTGTTCCCGAGACCTGCGGCTGACAATAACCCCGCGAAGACCACAAGAAACTGATACGCCGTCCCAAACAGCAACGCGAGCGCGGTAGGAACCGCTCGAATGGTGATGTTTGGCTGGCCTGCAGGCGTCACGACGTTTTGAGAGGTAATCGTCCCCCCTCCGCCACCTGTGCCGCCGACGACAACCGTTGTAATCTGTCCGTCTCCAGACATCGTGTCCTTTCAGTGAATCGTTCTGAGCATCATCGTGACGAGTGAACCGACAGCGAGCATTAACCCGACGACGCCTACCGCGTACCCCCACCCGCCCCTGATGCCCGCGCGCTCCGAAAGCATCCCGTCGATCTGCTTTGTGAGTTGCGTGATCTTTTCGTCGAGACCACGGACCAGTACGTCGACCTCGGTGCGCGGGATGAGTGTGCGTTGCTGCTGATCGAGCGTGCCCCTGAACTCGTTGACGCTTTCGAACCGCTTCTCGGTCGCCATTTCGGCTTTCTGCACCGCTCGATCGGCCGCGGCCAGCGCTAGGCTGATTTCAGACTTCGTGCCCGCTAAGCCGAGTTCAAGTGCCTTCTGTGATGCCACGAACCGTTCCTCATAGCGCCGATCGTTACTGAGGACCAGCGTGTGCAGATGATCGTCCTTCTCTCGGATCACCGCTAACAGATAGTCGATCGCCGTTTCCAATGACCAGCCGGTATGGTTCGGACTGGACGTCGGCACACGCGTCGATTCAGCCATTGGGATGCTTCGAGTGCCATTCCGGCGACTCTTTGATCCGCGCCCTTATCCACGCCGCGTCTTTGCCTTCTTCACGCCAGTGAAACAGCCAGTTCACAATCGCGTCCGGATCGCAGGCCACCGACCGAAACAGTTCTTCCTGGTAAATCTTCTCGAGCTCGTTCCTGAACGCGAAATACGTGTCCAGTGTGTAGGTCGTTGAGGGCGGTGGCGTCGGGTCTGGCGGAACAGGACTCCCGGCGAGATGATCCACCGGCGCGACCGGGACGAAGACTTGTCCAGACGCGCCACCATCCGGCGTGCCCGGCCCGAGTGCCAGCGAATCCGGATCCGGATACAACGTCGGATGGCCGGTCCCCGTCCCGAGCAGCAGATCCCAGCCGATCAGCCCACTCGCATCGTTGCGGGCCAGTGTGTCCTTCCCGATCGGCCGCCCTGGATCCGCCCGCTTGGCCCCGTAGCGCGCATCCTTGGTATCGAAGTGCACCTGTTCGCAGAATCGCACCGTCCAGGCCCGCACCAGATCGTCAATGGTCTCGGGCGTGCCTTGCGGCACTGGATATTTGGCCACGTAGCGCGTCCGGATCGCTTTCACGTCGTCAGGCAGTTTCATGCAGCCTCACTTCTTCAAGAGCCCACGCCACCAGGCGATGTCTTCCACCCACCATTCCCACATTTGTTTCTTCACCTCTGGTGGTTGGCCTTGGCTAATTTCCGTGACCATTTCGGCCACGGCTTGGATCGCATTGGCGACCGCGGTAATTGGATCCATTAGTTCACCTTGATCTCGAGACCGGCGCCTGCTTCGCCATCCTCAGATAGCAACCGCGCGAAGTCGGCGTACCGCAACTTGAAGCAGCCGGGTCGTTTGTGCAGTTCGATGCCCCAACTCGGTCCCCATGAGTTCTTGCACCAGAACTCTTCGCGCTCCGGCACCGCCCAGAAGCAGTGATACGCATGACCGCCAGCAATCGGACCCGCCAGCGACACAAAGCCATGTTCATCCGGCGTAAACATGCGGTCGTACCAGTTCGTCCCCAGGACCAGCGTCCCGTAGCCGTCCCGCAGGAACCGGACGCAATCCTCAAGGGATGCGGCCCAGACATACGAGGAGAGGTATCCCGTCTGCTGCAGAAACTTGAAACCACCACGGACAGACGTGCCGTCGTAGTCTTCACCGGGCCACTCGTCGACCTTCTGCGCGCCGGTGTAAATCTCAAAGGCTGACGGCCCTTGATCCACGTGCACCATAAACGGCGCGCTGGCCAACTTGTCCCGGCAGCTGTAGCCGACGCATTGCGACGTTGCGCCCTGGTCGAGCGTCATGCCAAGGTTGTAGGGACGCTGGCGCGGCCGCGGCGGTAAGGCCGGATGCGGAAAGACCGTCGCCTGCATCGAGAACCGTCGGTCGCGATCATCGGGCGCAAAGCGTCGACCGAGTCCGTGTGCGTCATCCATGAATTGGCCTCATATCTTCAGGACCGTCTCAGGTGGGACACCGGTCACGGTCTCCCACGCATGGGCATAGAACATGTCCCACGTCACGCGGTGTGGCCGCCCAGGCCGCCACGTCTCCGCATAGAGCTCCCAGCCGCGTTCGGGATCGTGGAGGCCCGGTAACACCATCGGGGACGTCCACAGCAGCAACCGCGTCAAGCCCGCACAGAGCACGTCGTTAAACTCAATCGCCTGATAGATCGAGTCGGTCGTCGACGCGATGTCCAATGCCTCACAGAGCTGCATGGCGGGCACACTAGAGGCCGAGTGCATCAACACCCCGCCGATCCCGCCCTTCTCGAATTGCGTATACCCCCGCGCCGGCCCGCCAATCTGCCGCCGGTAGAGCAACCGTGATTCCTGTAGGGCGATCGACAGCATGAGCGCGCGGGCTTCAGCACTGTCCATCCGCGCCGGTAGCAGGCTCATGGCTGGCTCAATCGCCGTGCGCAGAAAGACGGTCGAGTTCATCAGCCCTGATAGGGATATTCGCGCGCCATCTCGGCCACGTGCTTGAACAGCGACTCGAGGTCGCCCTTCGGGGCGAGGTCGTAGTGGTCGAGGATCCACGCCGCCACCGTCATCGCAATCGGATCGGCGAGTTTCGTATCCTCGTGCAGTTTCTTGGCGAGGGCTTTCATCTGCCGCGTTGGTTCGCAGCAGATCCCGAGAATGCAGTTTTCAATGTCTTCACTCTGAAAGGCCATTAACGTGTCTCCTTCTTCGGTTGCCGCATGTATTCCGCCAAGTCGTCGCGAACCCGCTGAATCTCCACCCGTCGCATCTCGATCTGTCGCCCGAGGTTGTCAAGCGTTTCCTTCTGCGTGGCGTTCCGCTCATCCTGCAGTTTCGCGGCATTGGCCACGGTGGTCTTGACGTCATCAATCCCGACATGCAACTGCCACATCCCGGCAGCCAGCGCCAGACTGGCCACGACCACCCCAATTAATTGCACGCTCGAAAAGGACACTTTCTCGACGTTGACCGGTGCCAGCTCCAACTTCTGCACGCGCAGTTGCAGATCGGTTTGCACCGCTTCCATGCCAGCGACTTTCTTGCCAATGCCATCCACGTCGGTGCGGAGACGCTTGTGTCCCTTCTCCGCTTCGTCACGATTGGCATGGACTAATTGCAAAAGCGCGCCGTTCTGTGACTGTGGTCCCACTAAGGTTCGCTTTCGTGCATCTCCGTAAAGCGACCCACTTTCACTCGGTTTAGGATCCGCGCTAGGCGATCCGGGTCGCGTGATTACTACTCACGCTGCTCTGCTCGCTTAGGGGTTGGTTTCGTGTGGCCCACGGGACCAGCCCCGACTCGTCTTACCCGCTACACCGCATCCCACACGCGCTGGATGTCATACGCCTCCAGCGTCACCGTGTTCTGATTGGGGTTCAGTTCATGCCGCACGCACCGCAACGGTCGATCCGTCCACCCAGTGGCGGAGATGCCATCAACGGCACTGACGGTAAAGATGTCCCCCAGATCCACACTGGTCCCTGACAGCGGCACAGTCAACTGCGCCGACCGTAAAGGGTTCTTGTAGCGATTCAACCGCCGCGTGACGACAGCCAACGCATCGGCACTATCACGAATAAAGTGCAAATCGAGGTTTTGACCAGCGATCTCCTGGTCGTAATTGGTGATGGAGGCGCTATCTCGCAACTCCGTATCGCCATTCACGGCCGACAGCCAGCCGCCGGGATCGGGCGGCACGATCCGCACGCCGCCGACAAACACCGCATCACCGAGATGACGGCCGGAATAGTCCGGTGCATACCGATACGGTTGGATATTCCAAAAGCGACCCGGTACGTCATCCTGAATGGTTAAGGAGTCCGCTTCGATATTCGTCACATCGTCAATCGCTTGCATCGTGGCCGGCGCCGACGCTGGCTCGTAGGCCGCGATTAATTGGCCGAAGCGATTGATCCCGATCTGGAAATCACCACTGAGGCAGAATCGCGCGAGCACGTCCATCGTGCCGATTGCTTCGCCGTTGAAGCCGATCACGCCAGCGCCGTCGAGGTTCACTAACGCATCGACGGCGGCGAAACTTGCGCGATCCACCAGCGTTAAGGCGGGAATGGCCGAGAAGAAAAAGGGAGAGGTATTGACCCAGTCCTGCGCGTTCCACGGCCGATCGCCGGGATTCTCCGCGAAGTGCTGACATTGGAGCACGAGCGAGGTAATCAGGGTGCCTGTGCCGTCGCCGATGGTTTCGATCCCGTCTATATTGATCGTCAGACGGGCGGTCCCCGGTGACACCTCGTCTGCGGTGACGAGATTCAAGGCAATCGCTTCGGCCCGCTCCACGTAGAGCGTGAAGTACCGGCGCCCGAAACTCTCGAGGTATTGTTCCGTGAATCCCGCGCCCGTCCATTCGGCGGTCCCTGGAATAATCCAATTCGCCGCCAACGCGGCCCCCGAGACTTGGACACCATCGACATACACCTCCCCCGTCGGAATGCCCTTACACGCATGGCCAGCAATCAGAAATTCCGTGCGATACACCGCATCCGGGCAGAGCCGGATCCCGGTATAGACTGGGGCATACGCGCCTTCCGTATCTGAATGACTCCCATAGATCACCGGCGCCGGCTTGTTCAGTAAGCCGCGCGGCGTCGTGTTCACATCGAAGTCTTCAGGAATGATCAGCGGCTGCCACTTCTGGAAACTCTTGCGCGATCGTGTGCCTTTCCGGCGCAACCAATCGGAACATGCCAAGCGAAACTTCAACCCGCCAAGCGGTTCGTAATCGCTGATAAACCCGTTCGCGACGAGCCTAGGCACGCCTTCCACGCGGCGATCGTCGTCATCGATCATCCGTTCGACGGCTGGGCGGTTCGTAAAAAACCGTGTGCCCGCGGCATCGGCCAGCAACCCGCGAAAATAGCGGGACGTGTCAGAACAGGTGGCCCCGAAACTCAGATGCTCCAGGTTCCCTTGATGATCCGAGAGGCCGCGCGTGATATGCGCCCATTCGAGCACATAGGGCGCTTTGTAGCCGAGGTAATACGTGGAACGATCGCAGAGATCCACTTCGGCGTAGGTGCGATTACTGGACGCCGGCACGCTATTGACCGGATCTTCGACGTAATGCTCTAGCCACGTCAGGGGATGTGAGACTGTGCCATCGGGAAAGGTATCGAACGTCGTTTCGGTGTGCGTGCTCTCAAACTTGACGGCAGACCGAGGCTGAATCAACAGGGCGTGCGTACCGGCTGTCGTCCCACCCGTGTTCGTAATCGTGGGCGGCCCGAGTGGCACGAAGTGGTCTTCCCAGAGCGATTGGAGGTTATTGATGTTCTCGAGCGGGAGATAGAGCACACCTTCAGCGTTTAATGTCTTGAGAAACCGTGGCGAGAAGCCTTTCGTATACGCCAGTGCTGTTTCAGGCTGATGCGACCCGATCCAGACCGCCACCTCTGAATAATCGCCATCCACGCAGGCCGTGCTACTGGATGTTTCATAGCCAATCTCAAACTTCGCGGACGAATTCGCCGTCTGGGCAAATGAGGCAGAAGAGAACCACGCCACGGTCGTTTTCTGCACGCCATTCGCGTAAATATCCATGTGCGGGCCGCCGAATGCCGACCCGTACCAGAGGGCCACGATCCGATACGTGGTCCCCGTGACCATCCCCATATCGGTGGTCCGCACAGAATAGGACGCGCCAGCCCCGTTCGCGACGACGAAGCCAATTTCCGTCGTATCGACCATCACCAGCACAAAATTCTGATTAGCGGCGACATTGCTCCATTGGCCGACAATTCGGTTATTCGCGACGAGTCCACCGCTGGGCGTGAGCGTGACAGCCACCGTCCATGCCCCGTTGTTATAGAGGTAATCGCCACAATCGATGCGCGCGGTCGCCGCCGCAGTAAGGGTGACGGCCATTTATTGTTCGCGGATTTCCACCGCCACGAGTTGCGCTTCACCAGCCGCCGCTGATCCAGACGGCGTACTCCGGGTGACTTTCAGGCGGAAATATTCCCCCACGGCGATGCTGTCCATCTCGGATCCATTGGCATGGGTATTGGTGTAAATGTCTACAAAGCCAGACGTCCCCGGCACGGTCGCATCCCCGACGCTCACGCCGGTGGCAAAGCCATCGCTATCGATGTCCTGCTGCCCATCACCCACGCGCTCAAACGCGGTCGTCCATTTCACGGCATTCGTGGTGGCCGTCGCCATCGCATAATGCAGTCGGACCGTCACCCCACTCAGGCCATAGGACACCGGCAGGATCGCCCCGAAGGTACAAATATCGCCAGCGGTAAAAGACACCACGGGATGACTGTTGCGTGTGTCCAGATAGGCCGGCGTCCCCGAGGACGGAAGGCGGGCGCTTTCCGCCGTGAACACCAACAGGGTATCGCCCGTCATGCCTAGACTCCTGGCCGCAACCCGCGGCCCACTTCATCGATCTGGATGGACTGCGCCCAGACGTTATTCACGTCGTATGTTAGACTCTGCATCTCGCTGCCCCAGCGCACGAGATAGGCTTCATTCAGGGTCGGGTCCGGCACAAAGAGCCACGGCTCGGCCCCGCCGCCCATCTCAATCCACGTCGTCCGGAGTTCATCCGCAAAGGTCGTGGTCGGCTGCTGATCGAGCACAAACGAGACGACATGCGTGCCGCGGCTATAGATGGTGTCGACCCCAAACGCCGTCCGCGATCGAATCAAGGGGCTGCGAACCTCGCGCACCTGATGCCACCGGTAATTCCGATCGAAGTGTCGAATCGCTGGCCCCAGCCACCACTGCCCAAGTTGCAGGTTCTGGGAATTGCCCGTAATCACAAGCCGCCAGTAGCGAAATCCTGTGGCGCTATACCCACTGGCGCTGGTGAGATCCCGCCACGGCGTCACGGGCCACGGATTCGCCGTGCGTCCATACCAGGTCGGAATCGTGATCGACGCCGAGAATGAGGGCGCGCCCCAGCTATCCGTCGCGTTCCCTTGGATCTTCACGTCGGCGCCGGCATCGAAATCGTGGTGGATCAGGGACACCAGATCGACGCGTTGCGCCGCTCCGAAATCCGCGAGCCAGGCGCCGGTCGTGGAATCGATCTTGGCCACCTTCGCCGGATTGCCATCAACCAGTGACGCCGGGGCGTAGTTCGTATCACCGGGATCAACGCCCGTCTGAATCGTGAGCGTGGCATTCCTGAGAATGTGATCACTCGGCCGTTGATAGATCGCACACAGGGCCGCCACCGCCATTAGGTATTCCCCGCCAGTTCCTGCAGGTCGGTGCGCGCCCCTGCGACGTTGTGGTCATACTCGTAATGGGTCGCGCGGATAATCTCTCGGCCACTGATCGAGACCACCGTGGGTTGTGCCAGGATGGCCATGCGCAAGGCGCGGATCTCGGCCACCACATCGCCCCCGCCTGTGCCTGAGGATTGCCCAACAGGGCTAAACGTGGCCCGCTCGGCGCCCTTTTCACCCGCGAGAAACAACGTGGGTTTTCTGACAAGCCAATCGCCGCCAGTGGCTTGCGGGACCACTGGCAGTGGCGGGAAACTCGGCAGCGCCGGGACATCGAACACGATCGGAATGTGAATCGTGAAATCGAAGGCATCCCTGATATGGTCGGCGGCCTGATCGCCCGCATCCTCCAAATGCTCTTGCAGGATTTTCGAGGTATCGCCCCACCGCTCTTCGGTAATGTGGGCCGCATCCGATTGCGCATCCGCCGTCGCATCGGCCGCTTTCTGCGCGTTCTTGATCTGCTGTTCGATCGCGTCACGCTCTGTGCGCATTTGTTGCTCGATCACGCCGATCTGCTCTTCTGGTGCCTCTTGTGAAATAGCCGTATTCAGCGCATCACGGCGATCAATCAATTTTTGCAAGGCCGTATCAATCGCCTGGGCCGTGCCCGCGATTGCGTCATGCGCCTTCAGCCACGCTTGCGCCGCCTCGCCAGCAGGACCAGGCAATGCCGCTAACGACTGTTGATAGGACAGATAGAGCTTGTCTAAATTCGCCTGCGAGTAATCTTCTGATTTGAGCGCTTTCTCAAATGCTTCGCGCGCTAGATCGGCGGCGTGCTGGAGTTCCGTATTGGACCGTGCGCCACCCGCGTGCATGGCCTCCGCCAATGCGTCGGCCTTTTGCTTCGCCTCGTCGAGTCCTTTCTTCAGAATCTCGAGATCCGCGGCGAACGCTTTCGGATCATGGACGTCCCGAGAGAGTTGCTCCAGCGACAGTCCCGCCTCTTCGACTTTCTGTTTAAATTCGTCAGCCGTCAGGCCGAGCGATTTGACATAGTCCTGCAGTTGCAACAGATTCTTAATCTGTTTCACATTCCCGAAATCGCCAAACGTCGGAATGATGCTCTGAAGCGTGGTGCCGATCTCGTAAATGACGGCAATGACAGAGAGCGCGCTCGAGGCCATCTGGGCGAATCCGGATTGGCTCGCCGTGCCGAGTGCACCGACCGCTTTAATGGCCGTATCAAGTCCCGTAATGACGGTGCCGATCGTGCGTGCCACCTCACTGAGTGCCCCATCTGACACTTGCGCCATCTGACTGAATCCACGTGCGAGTTCATTCAGTCCGTCACCAGTCTTGTGTACGGCCGTATCGACGCCTTCGAGCGACGAATGAACATTCGGCAACTTCAGGAGTTGCTGATTCAATGACGCCATCGCGACTTCGGCGAAGCGTCCGGCCCGTTGCAACCCTTCCAGTTGATCCGAAGTCAGCTTGATGCCAACTTCGACACTGTCCAGCGGTGCAATCCAGTTCTCGAATTGGTCGCGCACCGCATCCAGACTCGGCCGCACATCATCGAGTTCTTTGTGATACCGATTCAGCGTGAAGACGCCCAGATTGGACGCCACGGTGGCGTCATCGACTGACTTTGCCCAGGCTTTCCATTCGGCCTGCTGGCGTTTGAGTTCTTCTTCGGCTTTCTCGTCTTTGAATCGTTTGAAGGCCGCATGGAGTTCATCCATCGCGTCCGAGCCTTGCCGCAAGCCTTCGACAAAGCCAGTGTCCGGACCGTGGCTGACGGCAGGCGCGAACGGTTGGAGGTGAGACACTTCCGGAGACAGTTGCGCCGCCTTCAACCGCTCCAACGCGGCTGCGGTCTCATTCGCCTGCGCCGCTAACCCTTCGAGATAGGCGATGGCCGCGCCCGACCCTGGCAGGATGCCCAGCAATTCGATGAACCGCGCCATCGACGGATTGGCCTTGCCGGCATTGTCTGCGGTCGCCCCGATCCCTTCACTCAGGTTGCGTAATGCAGCACTCAGCACTGGATCGGTGACGATGAGTTTGCCGAATACTTCCTGCAGGTTGTTCCATTGGTTTTTCAGGTTTTCGACACGGCCCGCATACGTATCGAGTTGCGCGGCCGCCTGCCCGCCAAACTGGCGATTAATCGCCTCCAGCACCGCCGAAAACCCTTCACTCGCCAGCTTCGCTTGATCGACCTTGATCCCGTACCGCCCGAGCGTTTCGGTATGCCCCGCCGCGGCTTTGGCCACAATCGTCGTGGCCGTTTCGAGATCGATCCCGAGACCCGCCGCCAAATCGGTCGACGCCTTCAAGGCCGCCTGCATCGCATTCGGCATGACATTGCCGACTTGGACAAGCAGACCTTCCATGCTGGTAATCAGGTCATCGCTGAACGCGGTCGTATGTTGAAACTGCGTGGCCAGATCGCCGTATTGCGCAATGATGGCCGGTGTCGACGTGCCCTGGGCTTGCAGCGCCGTCGTGAGTTTCTTTTGCGCGGATTCCGCTTCGGCATAGGCTTTGACGGAATCGGCCACGAAGCCCGTGAGGGTATGGAACGCACCAGTCACCACACCGATCGCCGCCTGGGCGGTGATAAACCCCGTCGCCATACTGGCGATCTGTTCACCAAACCCACTGATGGCAGAGGACGTGGTTTTGGTGACCGTCGCCACGTCTTCGATCGGTTTTTTCAGGTCAGACAGTTCGCGCTTGAGCGCAGAAATTTTGGGGATGTTGCTATCGAGCTCGGCTTCAAGACCAGCAATAAAGCCTGGCTTGTCGGCATTCTGGCGAATCAGTTTTTGGAGTTCGGTAACTTCCTTCTGGGCTAGGACCAGTTCTTTCGCAACCGTCCCAACCGACCGCGTGGCGGTCGTGCTCATCGTGTTGAGTTCGGTGGCGGCTTTCCCAGCTTCCGATTCCACGCTTTTGAGCGCAGTGGTCGCCTTCTGTGTCTCGGCGACAAAGGAACTGAAGTCCGCTTGGAACTTACCCGTGATGGCCATCAGTCGCTCTTCTGTTCTTCAGTGATCATCCGCACCAGCACGTCATAGACGTCCTGCGGCAGTTCGCCGACGTAGTGATACGGCCAGTGCATCAGCTTGCAGATGCTGAGATCGCTTCGGATGGGTGCATCCCAGTCGTCTTTTTTTTTCGGTCAGCCCGTTCAGCCTCGATCTTGGTTTCGTGCTGATCGATGGCCGCCACGATTTCCGCGTAGGTCTCTTGATCCAGACTTTGGATCGCGCCCTCGCTGAGTTCGACGGGCTTCCCAGTCCCATCGGTGAAGGACCAGCCGACCAAGTATTCGACAAGCTTGGTGAGTCCCACTTGTTCTGGCTCGAGCGTGATCTTTTCGCCAGCGCGCATGTCTTTCACGAGACGCGCGAAGACACGCCTATTCTCGCCGGCGTTCAGTTCTTTCTTGATGTCGATGAAATCTCCGTCAGACAGATCGAGTCTGACGATGTCTGGTTGGACAAACCGATTTCTCATAAGTCACCCCACCTTCACACCCTTCGCGCGATTACAGCGCGAATGGGTAGCCTGAATATTTCCGTTGGAATGTGTTCCGCCACGAGCTAGTGGGATGATGTGATCGAAGTCGATCCCGAAGAGATCAAATGGCTGCTGGCATATTCCACACAACCCGTTGGAATCGTGCAGAATCTTCACGAAGTCGACCTTCTCGAATGCCGTGTTCTTCTTTCTGGCGCGCCGCCGTCCTTCGTGTTCAGCATGTTCGCGCTTATGTTCGGCGCGATAAACGGCTGCGATTGTTGCTAGCCTGATCCTATTGGTCTCACGATAGGATTTTGAATACGCTGCGTACTTATCTCGATGCAGTGGGTAATAAGCTGCACGGTATCTATTGCTAGATGCTAGATACAGCTCCCTGTTCTCGGACTTGTACTTCTTGCTTCGCAGCTTTGATGGGTCCGGATTGGCCTTGTAGGCCAGTTTCTTCCGCGCTGAGATTTCAGCGCGTTTGGACAAATATCTAGCCCTGAAATATGCCCTTTGTCTTTCAGGGTCCTTAAACGGCATACTGTGTACTCCCTGTCGAAACCCGTTGGGCTCGTTTCCGTCGACTTACGGTAATTGCTCGCCTAAGACTGCCTGCATCTTCGTCTGCCCAGTCACGGCGCCCATCTCGAGCGAGGTAATCGGCCAGCGCCATTCACCTGCCGTGTGCACAACTTGCGGCTCACGACAGACACAGACTTGTCTGACTTTCCCGCACGCTGTACACGTTTCCCGCACGTAGGGTGCGACAAACAGTAACGGGCGCTGCCGCAGCTTGAAGGGATCGGACAAGACGAGCGTGGCCGTCATACTCCAGTGCCCGTCCTTGTCTCGAAACACCGCGTACCCTTCAATCTTTGCAGCGGTGTAATACGACCATTTGATCAGGCCGTTCACACCGGTAATTGCCAGCGCCATGTCTAGTGTTCAATTTCCATCCGCAAGACACGAGCGACAATAACTGACTATCGCGCCGTGGCTTGCCGGATGTTATGGATGCCCTGTTCAACTTCCGATCACGGTCTCATGACCCAGTTACCTGCAGCGTCGAACTTGCCGCTGAAGGAGACGGCACCGGTCGCGCTGCAGTTGATCGAGCCGTCCACGTAGGCCAGCCCTTCAAACATGTACGTGGGCTCATTGCTGCTCGGCAACAGCCGCAACCAGCACGTCGCCTGCGCGAGGACCACAGCGAAAAACGTCGGGCTTGTGGTCTTGTTCCAGAACCCACTCAGCGTGCCGCTGAAGTCCGGCAGGCCGACCACCTTCTGCTTGTTGGTGTCCTGAAAACAGGTGACATCGACTTTGTCGGTGGACATGTCCAGGGTGAAGGCGTTGGTATCGGCCAACGCGACCGGCGTCACCGGACTGGCCGGTGTGGTGTCCATGAGAATCTGTCCGGTCTTGCCATGTAAACGAGCCATCTGCAGTCTCCTTTATGTCCCACGATCACCCTAGGGATTGACGTCCATTACCACGCGATAATTGCCACCTCGCCGAAACCACCGAATCGACGGATCGATCTCGTCGATCTCCGTCAGACGAATCCGAGACTCGCGAGCCATGAGCATGTGGGTATAGCCCGCGACTGGCGCAGGCGGTGAGCCGATCGTGAGCGGCTGATCATCTAGCAGCAGATCGATCCGCGCCGCCGCGGCTTTGCAGTTCGCATTGGCATTGGCCGTGGTCGACAGCAGTCGCGCTTCCACGAGATACAGCGCATCTTCGTAGGCGCGGGCACCGAAGACCGGTTCATCCGATTCATCGATCAGACTCACAATCACAAACCGCGTCATGCCCTGCGGTGCTTCATCCATGTAGACGCCATTGGGGCAGTACGACAGTAACGTGGCGTCAGCGCCCAACTTGGCCACCAGGGCGTTGTCGATCGAGGCCGAATCGTGACTCATGCGTCACCGCTCACCACAAGTCCGTACGTCACCAGCAGCGCCTTCAGTTGCACATACATCGCGCGGCGGCGTCTGATCACGGCTGGCACGAACACATGGCCAGGCGGCATCGAGCCCCGGTTCGCGCCGATTGCCGTATGGCGCGCTTGCGTGCCGTTCTCGAAAATGAACGCATGGGGCGCCGGGTTCTTCACGATGTAGCCCGCGAAGTCCTTGCCTTTGTCCAGCCGCGAGACGAAGACGTTCTTTTTCAGATTGCCGGTGCGCTTCGGATACCCAGCACGAATGTCCGCCGCCGCACTAGTGGCCGCACGCGCCACGATCGGATCCGACTCCGTCGTGAGCCCTTCGGGCAGTTGCTCGAGATCGGCCTTGAACTCGTCCAATCCGTCCCAGTGCAGCGTCACGGACATTCAGTCCACCACCTCTGAAACCAACGCCACCGTTTCGACGCCGGCGCCTTCGGTATCGTCGACGTCCAGCACATTGCCGGTGTGTTCCGCCCCTGAGCGATCCGTCCAGACGATCCGTGTCTGCGTGGTAATGTCCGGATGAAACCGCCCCCGCATGATGTAGGTGCCATGCGCGATCACGGCGCCCGCGAAATGCCGTTCTGCCGCGCGCACGCTGGCGCGCTCGATCGCGAACCGCCATTCCTCAGGATCCAAGGCGGTATACGTTTGGGTGAAGCCGCCATCTCCGTCCGCCACGGGTGTCCCTGGGTTGGAGAGCGTGCCCACTTGCCGCAAGTCGCCGATCGTGACGGTTACGGCCATGTCGTCACCGTGGAGACCGTGCGCAGCACTTGCGATGGCAGCGCCGAATACTTGAAGCCATTCATCATTTCCTGCACGCCATACGGCAACGCCATCACCGACTCGCCCCGTTGTGAGTTCTGTACCGCTGAGCGGTTGGTATCGAAGTGCCCGACGAGAAAGCAGAGAATGCCTCGCACCAGTTCGGGAATGTCATCGGGCGTATCGCCGTACCCGCAGGTGTAGCGAATCCGAATGGCACCGGTTTGCGCGTAGGGCGTCGGCCACGTCTGGCCGAAGAGCGGTTCGACCCAGCCCCGACGCGCGTAGGGACCAGCCGGTGCTGAGGTTGTAAATAACGCGGTCGCCGGCGACCCGCCCGTAAACGATTGCAGCGTCCCGTCCGCGTCCAGATACTGGACACTGACCACGGACTGCAGGGGCGGATGCGGCAGTTCAATCCGGCTGATGGCGCCCGCGCCACCGACCCACGGGAAAGCATCCAGCCAGGCTTCGCGCGTGGCGGTGATGAGTTGCCGGCCGGTTTGTTCCTCGAAATAGGAGGCCGCGGCGTTGATCCAGACCGCGATCAGGTTGTCGTCGGTATTCCCAAGCGCGCGAATGTGGTCTTTCGCATACGCCACCGTGATCGCCGGCGTCGGCAGCGTGCTGATGAGCGAATCGGTGATCTGGAGTTCGCTCATGCGATCACCATCGTCATCCACAGATACGCCTGCCACAGAATGAGCGCCGAGATGATGACCTCCATGAGCAGTCTCATGCGAGCGCCGCCATCAACTGGGGATAGGCTTCCAGCCGAAAGACAAACGTAGTTTGGTCAACGTGCTGCCACTTTACGTTGGCCGCCATCAGCCGCCAGATTAATTCCCAGTCCCACGAAAAGACGCCTTTACAGGGCAATTCATCGGGAAAGAGTTCGTTGAGCACCGCGCGCCGAAACAGCGGCTGGCCAAGATCAATCCCCGCGCCGACCGGTGGGCAATAGCGCAGTTCTTTCCGGCCGGCATAGAGACAGCTGGAATACACGAATCCGAGCGCAGGATCGGCGTCGAACGCGGCGATCAGTGGTCCGAAGTGCTCCGGCAGATAGGCGTTGTCATCACTCAGGAAGCAGACGAACTCACCACGGCTGGCGCGGAGGCCCGCCATCGCCGGGGAAATGCCCCAATCGTTGGTACGGGCCGGCAGGTTGATATATTGGGCGCCAAACTGCGCACAGGTCGCCGCGATCTCGGTGACCATCGTCTCGCGCGGGGCATCCGACACCACGATTTGTTCAAAGTCGCGATAGTGCAGCTTCTGTGTGGAGCGCAGGCACCGCTGCAAACAGGCCAGCCGGTCGTACACCGTCGTCACGATCGAGACGCGCGGCGTCATGCGGCCACCGCCGATCCCACCGTGGCCAGCACGGTCTGTAACCGATTCGCGTAGGTGTGGTCCTTCAGCCGCTCGGCGCACCGCTGCCGAATGTCTTCCGCATCGACTGGATGCGCGAGCAGGTACGCAATCAGATCGATGCACTCGGCTTCGGTCGTGAACGTCGGGAGCTCCGGCACGATCTGATCGACTTCAGGCCGCCACTCACTCACCACAAGCGCCCCGCAGGCCAGCGCTTCATAGACCCGCGGATTCAGCGACGTCGCCGGGATCTGCTCCCGGTTGAAGTGATGCACTTCGCGGAAGACGTTCAGGATGATCTGGGTCTGCTGATACAGCGCGGCCGTCTGCGTCGGCTGGATGTTGCCAGCGAGACACCGCCGATTGACGTCAGGATCGCTCCACGCGCCCCCCACCACGTAGGTGAGGAGTCCGGCACGCGCTAACCCGGCAAGGTAGCGATCACGCGTGCCGTTCCCTCCCCCGATAAACCCCACCGCATGTGGGCGCGGGCCACCGTTGTTCGTATACAGATGCGGGTCGTAACAGACCGGCAGGTACGTGGCGTTCTGATGGCGATGCAGCGTGGCCGGATCATTGAGAAAGACGTGGTCGAACTTCCCCGCCCAGGTCGCCGTATCATCCACTTCGTACGGTTCGTCAAGGAGCCACACCGCCGAGCGTGCGATCTGCCGCCAGAGGCCAGAGAACCGGCGCCCGTGCACCACGAACACCAGGTCCGGCGCGAATTGCTGAATCCGAGCGGTCAGGTGCGGTTCGTCCCACAGCCCATGCTGATAGTCGAGGCCGAGATCCGCCGCCGCATGGACAAGCCCGCGCGTGAACACGTTGCCACACGACAGGAACTGATAATCGACGCCGAAGACGCGCGGCTTAGAGGACAACGGGATCATGGCGATGGCTCGCAAGTTCCGCCTCAACCGTGGCGGTCGTCGCACCCCAGTGGTGGGTCCCGTGATGCATGATCCGATTCACGCCGCTAATACGTTCAGCTCTATCGCGCACGCGTCGCGTGACGGCAAAGGACGGATCGGCGTTCTGCCAGTGGGCACCGTGGAATTCGTGCGTCTTTGCGCAGGGATGGCGATCGGTAAAGTTGTGATTCCCAGGCACGTACTGCAAGCCACAATTCGCCCGCGTAATCAGCGGCTTTCGCCCGAACGGCACCCCATGCCGACGTTGCAAGGCCACGGGCGTAGAGTTCACATCCAGATCAGTGTCCGTCTCGGACCGATAGACGAACTGCATCATGGCGTAGAGGGCGACTTCAGATTTCGGAACGGTGTAGAGATACGAGCGCGCCGTTTCTCCAGTGGGATCGTGCGGCGGCCAGATGAACTCGTCGGCATCCACGACAAAATGCCAGGCGTGTTCGTGGTCCGGCCGAGCGATCGCCTCATTCAGCCACAGCACTTTCATATCGTCATCGATGCCATCCGGCATCTCGCGATCGTCAATACACACGCGCGGATCGGCGGCGAGCAGTTCCCGTGTGGCGTCCGTGGACGGACTGACAAACGCGTGGATCGCATCCACGTAGTGGTAGTGACTCAGAAAGAACGGGATCAACGCCGCTTCGTTGTAGAAGCAGGCAAAGACTTTGATCACGCCGCACGCTCCCGCAGGCGCGCGAGTTCCTGCTCGAGCGGGACGCAGGGAAATGTCGTCAAGGCCGTCCGTCGAGAACAGTTGATCACCGTCACGCCGATGGCCTGCAGCGCTTCTACCAGCGATTCAAAGGCTTCGCGCATTTGTGGATACGGTGACGGCTGCGCGTCCGGATGCTCGCCGAACCAATGCGAGCGCGTCCCATCACAGCTCATGTCGTAGCCGAGCAACAGGATGCGCTCTGCGCCCAGATGCACCGCCAGATTGATCGCCTGATAGCCGCTGTTGATCCCCGTCCGCAGTCCGGTCGGATCGAGCTCAAGGCCCGTGATGCCGGTGTTCTTCAACACCTGCACCTCGGTGAATGTCACCGGATCAGACGACTCGATCGAATACTTCGGCCCGCCGAAACTCGGCACGCCGTGATGCCAAGTCCACCATTTCGCATCGCAGGCGTAGAGCACATCGGCCCACGGCGCCAAGAGATACGCATCGTTGATCGCAATGACGCGCGCCCAACCATGGACCGCGTCGACATCGGCTGTCGTCAGACTCGGCCCGCCGCCGATACACACGAACGTCTCGCCAGGCCAGCGCGGCGGCACGTCGGGGATCATGCGTTCCCCTTTCGGCGCCAGAGCACATGGGGCAATGCGCCAAACCCTAGCGCTGCTTCAGCGATGACGTCGTAGCGGGCTTCGATCAGTGGCCTGAAATTCGGTTGGTCCGTTTCCCACGCAGTAAACACCTGCGGGTCTGCGTCGTGCGTCACCGTGAACAGGTAGGGCACCGCTAAGACATCAAGGACGTCCAGCCAGCCGGTAATTTGTGCCCGATCGCATTCGTTCCAACTGTGGATATTGATCGCCAGCGTGGGACGCAGCGTCGGAAGATCGGCCAGGAATTCATCGACACTCAGCACGCGCACCGACGGCGCATACCGTGCGGTGTAGTCGCGGCAGACGTCCACGGACACCGAGACTGGATCGACGCAGGTATATGACCGCACCAATGGCGACAACATCACCGCTAATCGCCCATAGCCAGCGCCGATGTCCAGCACGTCGTGCGCAGCCATATAGGGCAACGCTTGAAACAAAAAGCCGATTTCCACATTCCCATCGACCCACTGACGCGTCACGGGACCGCGGCTGGTCTCAAACACACGCGCGCCGTGCACAACATCCCGCGTCATGCCCGAGACGTCCCAACGCGCATCCAATGCCGTCACCGCGCGATCGACTTCGTCCTCCGTCACAGTCGTCTGATTCACGTAGAACGGACTTTGCGCATACAACGGCAGCGCCGCGCGCACGGTGTCTTGCCACCGCTCCCACATGGCCAGACCGGTGAGGCTCATGAGAAGTTCCTCCCCGGATCGCCCTTCTCGCCTTTAGCGCCCTGTGGGCCGCGTTCGCCTGGGAGCCCTTTCCCATCACGGCCAGCCTTCGCCGCCAGTTGCCACGAGGTCACGCCATCGCCGGGAGTCGCCTGGGTATCATCGCGAGCGATCCACAACGAGCCGTTGCGCGTCACGGCGTCGCCTTTTTCGTAGACATCTCCAGACCTGAAGACGCCGCGGTAGACCATTGCCGACGATTTCATCTCGCCCAGCACTGAGCCATCCGCACGCAGGAACCTGAAGGTGCGTTCGTCGATCTGTTTGATGCTGGCACCTTCTAGGGTGCCGTCCATGCCGTTCTTCCCTGGTGCGCCTTCCTTGACGGGAATAAGCGCCACCTTTTCAGTAATCAACCGCTCGACCTCGCGCATGTCGACGTCTCGGCCGACGACTGGCCCTAATTGTTTCGTGGTGCCATCGGAGAGCGTAACTACTAGCTCACCTTCACGATCTATCAGGGCGCTGAGCAGGCCGATGCCGTCCTTCGGTGCAGGCAAGGCCGAGACGGCTTTCTCAACTTCTGCAGCTATCAATGGCGCGACGTCTGCGGCGGTCACGCTGGTGCCGTCTTGCCCGTCTTTCGGTAGTGGCACGTCCGCTACCGCGTCCTGAACCATCTGTCGCACGTCACCAATGTCCACGGACTGTCCGTGTTCGCCTTGAGGGCCGGCATCACCCGTAGGTCCACGCTCGCCAGGCGGCCCAGGGATCGCACTGCGCGTTGACAGTTCCTGCACCCGTCCATCCAGCACCGCAAGGCTCTTGCCCACGCCTTGCATCGCCGCCATCTCGTCTTGCATCTGGGCCATCCGGCCCTTACAGGCCGTCATGTCTGCTTCGCAAGACTCCATGCGATCACTCATTGTGGCCATCTGCGCCACCATCGCCGAGTGCATGGCTTCCATCGTGGCCATGCGGGCCTGCATCGCCGCCATGTCATCTGCCATGACCTTCGTCGAGACTCGCACCGCCGCGACGACAACATCGGCGATCTTTTCGGTGTCGGTCATGCGGCTAACCGTTTCATGACGAGTGACAGCAGTTCGTCCTGATCGATCGACTTCGCAGGCTCAGGCATGACGGCAGGCTGCTGGGGGGCTGGTGCCGTCTGGCCTGGCTTCACGTTGTCGCTGCCCAATTTCTCGAGTGGCCAGTTCTGCTTCTGGAGGTAGACCGCATCGCCGCCATCGACTTTCGGGAGATTAAATCTGGCGCGCGCCTCATTCGGTTTGAACACCCCACCGATGACGCCCTTGGTCGCCACTTCCATCCGCTGTACGGAATCCATGCGATCGAGTTCGGCGATGTCGAACTCCACCTCATAGCCGACGTCCTTGAGCTCCAGACCTTCCGTGAGACAGAGCTCGAGCGATTCGAAGTAGTACTGCAGACACAACCCGTAGTACTGGTTCCAGAGGGCGTCGACGTTGTTATAGGACGGTAACGGGCCGACCCCGACCATGTAGCCGGGGATCAGGTGCACCGCACAAATCTTCTCGTCGTTCCATTTCAACTGATCGATGACTTGCGCATCCACGGCGGACATCATCGTGGGCTGATCGAATTTCATCCCATCGCCGACGACCGCAATCTTGCCGGCGTTATCCGCGCCGCTGTAGTTCTCCATCCAGTACTTTTCGAGACGGTTGGCGGTATCCGCGCTGATTTGACCAGGCGCGCTCAGAATCCCGCCTAATTGGAAGCCGTTGCTAAACAACTTCGAGGCGTTGCGGTTGATCGTCAGGGCTTGAATCGCGGGATAGCCGCAGGCATAGACCGGCGAAAAGCCACACAGTGGGTGATACGGCGCGAAACCAATGTCGTGAATGATTTCGCGCGCCGGAATCACAATCGACGCCTCGGTAATGTCGTTCAGAATGTCCTGCTGACAGGCGTAGTACACCGCTCCACTCGGCGCGACCAGTGGACGCACGCGCAACGGATCAAGTAGATACAAATCGGTGACGATGCCACGGCTGTCGCGCGCCTTCAACGCATACGCATTGCCGCGCATCAACTTCGAGAGCATCCAGTAGGTGAAGAATTGGATGCGGTTCTGGTAGTGATTGGGCCGTTCAAGGACTGGCGAGTAGGGTGATTGCCGCTCGACTTCTGTTTCGATGCCGCCTTGTTCTTCGACCAGCATCGGACGGACTTTCGCGATGGACCCAGCAATCAGCGTGACGCAGGCCCAATAGGTCGGATGGGCGAGGGCATCTTCCACCGGGACCGTCACACCACGCTGCCACGCGCCCGCGAAACTCTCACGGATCACCGGCCACCAGCCGGCGGTTGAGGCCGGAATGTGCGTAATGCCGTCACCGAGCGCTGCCGATGCCGAGCCTTTCGTGTCGAGCGTGAACCGCCCGATCTGGATCTTCATCGCTTCTCAGCGACCAGATCGCGCCGTTTGTAGGAGCCGCGCTCACGCGGAAAGCCGAGTGGGGTATCGTCGGGCACCCGTTCGACCACGCCCACGGAAATCAGAATATTGCCTGCGTCTTCCGTGGCTTCAAAGACTTGTCCGGGCTGCTGCCCTTGCGGACATTCCTGCAGGGCGCGATAGCGATGAATGGTGAAATTGTCGAGGGCCACAACACGCTCCCTAAGCGCAGGGTTGAGTGACGGGGCGGCCCAATCGAACGCGATCGAGCTCGCCCCCTGGGGTCTCTAGCGATTGCCGGTCGTCTGTCCCGGCTCGCCGGTCGGTTTCTGGCCGCCCGGCGTACTCTCCGGCGTCGTGGTCGGCTTCGGTCCAGGCGGTGGTTCCCCCGGCTTGCTCGGCCGTTCAGACTCCGGCTTGTCGTGATCGTGCGTCGAATGCGCGCCGACGTGTCCCTTCTCCGTCATCGTGTCTACCTCCGACCGAGAAGGATGCACGTCAGATGCCTACTTAGGCCTTGTACGCCGAGTTGTAGATGTAGCGCGCCGCGCCAGTGCGCCGAATCTTCCAGGTAATCTCGCGGGTCGCCTTCAGGCCGACGAGGCCGTCCTGCCAGAACGACACCAGCGAAGCACCGGTGCCGACGATGCCGGTCTGTGACGAGCTGTCCACCATTTCGACGCTGGCCTGATCGCTCGCATCCACGGTCACAACTCCGTCATCGGCCAGATACACTTCGCTGGCCTTGACCGCGACGATGATGTTGCTGACGGGCGATCCAATCGAGGTCATCTGCGTGGTCGTGATCACCGGGAAGCCCAAGAGGTTCCCGCCCTGCATCGTCAGGCCCGGGAAGACCGGATTGCCGAGTGACGTGATCATCAGCGAGATGTTCAGCGCGTCGACCGTGTTCATGATCAACACGATGTCCTCAGGCGAGAGATTCGCCGTCGCAAACGTGGCGATCAGGGTCGCGAGATCCGTCCGCAGCGTGGCGGCCGTGGTGCCCGTCGTGAGGATCGGGACCGTCTGGTTGGTGATGGACGCCGGCGAGACGTTCGCCGATGCACTCTTCGCCGGATCGATGAAGTCCTTGTCGAGCTTCGCGATCATGCAGCGCGCGATCTCGTCGCGGACTTTGGCTTCGGCGCTCGGATTGCTGAATCGAATTTCTTCCTTGGTCAGCACCGTGAGCGCCGCCACCTTCGCCCACGAGAGCGAAGTCGTGAAGCTGGTCGCCTTACTGAGCAGAATCGGGAGCCCTTCTCCCACCCAGTTGGCCGTCAGGCCGGCAGAGAACCCAGACACCCTGGTGTTGAACGGCACCCGACGCAAGGACGGAATTTGCACGCCATTCTGCGTGGTGCCGAACTTGCCGACCAGCGTGCCCGGTCGGAGAAATTCGATGAAGTCGTCCATCAGGGTGTAGGGGACGAGCTCCGAGGCCCACCCTGCGGTCTGCGTGTTCGCCGCACCGACCGCGCCTTTGGTTTGCCAGTCGATCATCTTGGCCAGAATGGGCGCGGTGCCATCACCGTAGTTGTCGACCGCGAGCTGTTTGGCTTCGTAGGGATTGCCGCGGGACATGCCCATGCACATCGCGTAGCGGGCGAACATGATGCCCTTCCCGAGTTGCTTGACTGGATCGGTGACGCTGACCTGCGCACCGTGACGAACTTCCAACCCACCACTCGGACGCACCTGAGCTGCTTCGGCCTTCTCGCGCGCTTCAGCCGCGCGCAAGCGCACAAGCTGGGCATCGATCGCTTCCACCTTTCCCGCGAGTTCGTCGTGATCCTCCGCATCTTGCGGATCCATCGTCAGGCCGGTGTCGTTTTGCTTTAGCAAAAGCGCGTCGATACGGTCGGTATGCTCCTTTCGCGTCGCAATACACTCGGCAATCATGTCGGCGTAACTTTTCTTGGCCATGGGGCGTTCCGTGCGCAACCGTACTCCGGTGCGCGATGAGGCCGAAACGCCGGCAGGTTTGGGAGCGGTGACGTCTGGCCCGAGCGCGGGCTGGTCCACGTCAAGCGCTTTGAGCGTGGTAATCGTCGCGTCCTGGTGGGCCGGGACAACGACCATGCTCAGTTCGTGCACTTCGATACTGGGGTAGTGGAACCCGCCAGTGTCTTTGTTGTAGACCGGCGACTCCAGCGGCATGAACCCGATACTCACACCACGAATCAGCGGCGGATCGGCGCTCAGGGAGTCGATCGCTTCATCGAGCCGGTCCTTCACAATGCCGGGCCGGTCAATCGACGAAATGCGCGCATCGAACGGCGTGCCGTCACCCGTGAATCGGGAGAACTTCGCCTCACCGACCGGCTTTTTGCTGTCGTGATACAGCAGGAGCGGCAGCGGGTTTTTGTATTTGATGCCCTTCGAGTCGATGGTGTCGCCGACGCGATCCGCAACTGGGGAGGTGGCGATGCCCGAAAACGTCCGCTTCTGGGGGTCAAACCCCTTGACGGTGACGAGCGAATACGCCTTCTGGAGCATGAATTAGGTTCATGCTAGGCGGTTCAGGTAGTGGCGGAATTATTGATTACCGAAAATCAGCGCAGGCGGAAGATCAGGAGTTGCCTGACCAGCGTCGAGACATGCATATCCCGGCGATCCGCTAGGTCTTTCAGTTGCCGATATTGATTAATCGGAAGTCGTGCCGTGACGGATTCTTCCAACGGCGCGGCCGCCCTGGGACGCCCCCGCGGCCGCTGCACTTCCACCGTAATGGACTTCTCACGCACTGGCCGCCTCCGCGTGTTGATCCCGGCCGATTAACGCGATGATTTCAGGCCGCCAGACGTAGTCCTCTGGCCGCCATCTGCAGCTTTTGAGGAACTGGAAGTCGCCCGTGTAGTCGTGCCCCCAGTGGCCTAACTTCGCGCGGTCATTCGGAAAAAACATCATCGGCGTCCCAACATTCCCGCCAGTGATGTCATCGCCGAAATAGTGCGAGCGGTACCACAGCGTCATGCCATTGGGATACGACATGCGGAAGATCACCGGCCGGTCCGGTGTGGTCTCCATCGCATCGGCCATTAGGTCTCGCGCGCCGGGGACGAACACGTCATCATCGTCCAGGTTGGCGAGATAGCGCCCTTTCGCGTGCGCCTGCGCGAAGTTTCGTTCGCTGTGGCCCCAATCATTGCCGCGCGGACAATGCAGGAACCGGACCCCGCGCTGCACATCCAAGGATCGAATATAGGGGTTCAGGTGTGCCATTTCGCCGATGACCAACACTTCGTCACCGGGCCAGAGTTCGATCGAATCCAGCGCGGTCAGAAGACCGGGACGGCCGAGCGTGGGCAGCACAAAGCTAATCATCAGTACACCGGCATGGGCATCTGCGGTTGAAGGAGACCGAGGGCATGGCCGAGCCGTTTCTCATGCGCCTCATACAGTGGCGTGTAATCCACTTCCTGCCGCAGAATGCCAGAGAAGACCGCGCGCTGCACCGCGACAAACGGCCACGTCAACAGACATTTCGCGCCGAGTCGCCCGATAGACTGATCGTGTGGCTGCACGGTTTTCAGAATCGTCTCGTAACTGGACTGCAAATAGACGACGCAATGCGCGCTGCAGAACGATGAGACTTCGATCAGGCCGTCCCTGACGACCTTCTCGCCGTATGTCCGAGTGGAGCCACCGACCAACACGTCATACCCGTGCGCCTCAGCCCATGCGGCATCTTCCACCCAGCGCCGATAGTAGAACTGCTCAGTCAACGCGCAGTCATCTTCCATCACAAAGACTTGCGGCCAGTGGTGCGCCAGCGCATAGAGCACAATCGCCTGATGGCACTGCAGGCAGCCGTCTTCCCCGCGTGCGGTTTGCGCGCCCGTCCAAATCCGGGGAAAGGGAATCGCATTCAGCAAGCCGCGAATGTCCCGATTCAAATGCGGGCAATAAATTATTGCGCTCCGCATCGTGACGTTCACCGCGCCTCCAAGACCAACGGCAATTCCTGATGCAAACTTTCATTCTGCACGCCGTAGAGTGCCGAGACGTTGATCTGATAGCCCGCTTCCCACTGCGCGACGAGTTGATCGGGATGCGGCAGGTTTGCCGCGATGCGGTTCGGGCATTCATCCTGCACGCGGTTCCACGGTAAGAGCACCAGTTTCGATGCGCGGTAGCAGAGGCCACGACGCGAGAGAAACGCTGAGCGATGGACTTGCAGCGCCATCTCTAAAGTATTCGGCGACGTGAACTCTGCTGCGGCGATCATCGGGCGCCATTCCTCTAGATTAAAGACGTGCCCGCACGGACAGAGTGGATATGCCCAATCGCCGTCTCCACGCCACCATGACCACGACACCTTGTCTGGCTCGATCAACTCATGCCTCGGCAACGGTTGCGGCACGTTGAGCGTGTAACACCACGTCAGATTCAACCCGAGATGCAGATTGATCAGCCGCTCTTCTTCCACCCACGGCCGCACGAACAAATGATCATCGGCAAAGAGGATCGCCCAGCCATAGGCCGGCAACAATTCGAGCAAGTCTTTCTTGAAGTTGGCCGACTGGCGGAACGGTTGCACCCACGGAAACGCGCGAAACATGTCCGTATACGCGGCTTGATGTCGCAGCGTGCTGGCTTTATACAGCACCGTCATCCGCGCGTGTGGCGAGACGTGATCCTGATAGGACCGCAGAAACGCGTGCAGTTGTAGGGCGCGATCTTTCGAGAAGACGATGCGCGTCATTTCGTCATTATTCCCAATAGTGTGCCGATGATCGCACCAGACAAGGCGCAGGCAAACGTCCTGAGCCAGGAGAGACAAGAGCGATCACTTGGCAGACTTCTGACAAGACGTTCGCGCATGTATTCAGTCACAGCCGCACCCACCAGATCGACAACCCCGCGCGGTTCACCTTCGGAAACAATTCATCTACCGCATCCTGCACGCCACGATGGGACGGACAGGCGTAGTCGTGCCCACACAAGATCCCGCCCGGTTTCACCAGCGGACGGTACGTTTCGATGTCGCGCTTCACGTCCGCGTAGACATGGCTTGCATCGATGAACACAAGATCGACCGAGCCCCGCTGGAAGTTCTTGGCCGCTTCGGCAGAGTCCATCCGAAACATGCTGACCGTGCCACGCTCAAAGCAGTGTCGCAAATTCTCGCAGAAGGCTTGATACAACCCGTCCGGTCCGCCGAGCCGTTCGACTTCTGCGAGATGGGCATCCCCAGGTGTGCCCTGCCAATGATCCACCGCCCAGACATGCCCCGGCGTGTTCTCAGCCAGTGCCAGCGTGGAGCGACCTTTCCACGAGCCGACTTCGATAATCGAATCGGCCCACGCGGCTTGCTCAGCGAGCCAGACGAGTTCATCGTCCGCCATCCAGCCGTCAGCCGCGCGAGCGGCGACCAAGTTCATGCCTTCACCATGAGTCGAATCTGAACGACCCACAACCAGAGACGATAGACCGTCCCTTCTGGAAAGCGATCGACCCTCTTCGCGAACACTCGGCGCCGAAGAGAGCCGATCGAAAGTCTCCATTCGCCACGCTTAGTCAGCTCTCGATACCAGAATGGAATCGGCGCAATGATCATGCGCGCGTGCCTCCGAGGATCATCAGTTGATATTCTTTCGGCTTCGCTTGGGCGATCCGCCGCGCATTGGCCATGACCAATGCTGATGGGCCGTCAATCTTTTCCTTCGCGGCGTCCTTGTCGATCCGCACTTCCTTGTTCCGCCCATTCCGCAGCACGGTGTTATCCATCATCCACGTCATGATCAGGTTGTTGCCGTGCGCGATTTCCATGTCGGCAATCAACTTCGCGACGTTCTTGATCGATTCGTTCAGCGCGAAGCCTTGCGGCGTATCGACCACCGTGAGGCCCGCCCCTTGCAAATGCAGCGCGAGTTGTTGCGCGAAGCGCTTGTCATAGGCAATCTCTTTCACGCCATCACTGCGCGCGTCGTCAATCACCGCATCTTCAATCAGATCCAAATCGGTCGTGTTCCCATCGGTGACTTCTAACAGGCCCGCGCGTTCCCATTCGGCATAGGGGCGATCGGGATACTTCTGTAAGGCGGCCCGCGGCAGCCAGAACCGGCACTTGATGGCCACGCACTCGGGCAGATCCCAGATCCGCACCCAGGCCGCAAAGTCATCGTTCTGACCCAGGTCGAGTCCGCCGAAGCAGGGATGGCCGAGTAAGTCACGCTCCGTCACGTGCAAATCGGCGCCGGCTTGCCGCCATTTGCCCATGTCCCACGCTTCGATGTGCTGCGACGTCCAGACACAGAAGTTCAACCGGAGCACGGTATTGGTTTCGGCCGGAATGTTCTTCGCGTTGGCGACTTGGCGATCGAGATAGTCCTGATGGATCACAATCCCAAGGTTCGGATTCGCTTTCACGTGACACGCCTTGTCCGTCAGCGGATCGTCACCTTCATCCAACCCGCAGACGTAGGAGAACCAGCGGTCATCTTCGAGAATCCCCTCGAGCACTTTCCGGCTGTGGTCGTGATGCTGGAAACAGATCGACGTCCGGTCAAAGCCGGAGTTGGTAATCTCGAAAAACAGCGGCTGCTTCCGCCGTTTCGCACCCGCCCGCAGTTTGTTGACGATTACCGCGTCGGCGTGTTCGTGGAGCTCGTCAATCAGGCAGATGTGCGGGCGTGGACCTGACTTCCCGCGCTTCTCATTCGAGACCGGCCGAAAGAATGACATCGTCGGCTCATAAGCCAGATTGTTCTGACTCTGGTAGATGATGTCGGAGAGCTCTGGGGACGCATCGACCATGCGCTGAGCATCCAGCCAGCAGAGTTTCGCCTGGTCAATCCCCGTCGCCGCGCTGTAGATTTCCGCGGCTTGCTCGCCATCCATCGTCAGGCCATACAGCCCAATCCCCGCCGCCACCGGTGTTTTGGCGTTCCCCTTGCCCATTTCGATATAGGACTCGCGGTAGCGTCGCCAGCCGCCGTACTGCTCGGCCAACTTCCACCCGAACAGCGATCCGACAATGAACGTGTTCGCCGGCGTCAGGAGGAACGGGATCGGTTCGCCGTCTGGGTCCAAGGTGTCCGGCAACCGGAGCACCGTCTCGAAAAACTCAATGATGTGATTCGCCGCTGCCTCATCGAACCAGAAGCCCCGCGGATGGCCAGCCTTCGTCAGTGCGAGTCGACGTTCCTCGAGATGCCGCGCACAGGCCAGCCGCACCAGTGGCCCCGCGACGAATTCGCCCGTGTGCACCCGGTCGGCGTACTGATCGACGCGATGCGAAACCATCAGCCCCGTTTCATCTGTCGCGCTTGCGCTTGCAGCTTTTCGAGCGGACTCAAGGCTTTCGGCGGCGCCTCTGGCGCAATCGCCTTCCCAATCGGTGCGAGCTTGAATCGTGCCCGTCCAGCTTCCACTCTCTGTTCCCAGCCCCGGAACTCAACCGTCAGCGGATGTTTCTTCAACTCCTGGTGCTCAACACCAGCGCCATCCACGCTGACCTTAATGAACGTCCAGCCGGCCGCCTGAATCGTCGCCAGCAACCCATCCCGCACGACGATCGCGCGGCAAAGGTCACGAAACGAGCCCGCCGTGGCCGGGATCAAGGTCCGCTGCTCCACCGCGAATGGCGCCAGACCCTGCCAGATCGCCCGCTGGTCCTCTGGTAGATCCGCCGGCATCTCCACAGGAACCGCCTCAACACTCACCGGAACCACGTCCACATCCGGCGTAGTCGGCCTGACTCTTCCTGCGTGGAGGCTCAGAATCGCTGCCTGCTTCTTTTTCCGTCCGGCTCCGACCCTGAGCCCGCCTCGTGGCATGATCGTTGTCCCTATGAAAACGTCTGATTTTCTACGGCCTGTTTAGAGTTAGGCCCAACCGCTATCCATTAACTTTCAAGACCGCACACAGGCGAAAGCGTCAAAGACATGACAGATGTCACATGTGCCAGTTCTGACACGAAAATGTCAAAAATTTGGCACTTTGATTACATCCACATAGAAAGTTTCCTCCGATGTGGTTTGGGACGGCCTTGACCTGAAACACTTTGCGT